GGGGCGATTGAGCAAGATTTAAGAATGGCTTGTATACCAGATAGTATACATTTTATAGGATTTGTATTTACTGGAGGTCCAAAAGGTACAAAAACTCAAGTTTATAGAGATTATGTGTCATATATTCAAAAAGGACAGGTAAAAGTACCAAATTTTAAGAAATTACCCGAAAATGAGTCGAAATTAGTGAGAAAATGGCTAAGAGAGCATACAGATTTAGAATATGTTATGGATATAGCCAATAAAACAGAGAAAATATCTGCTCCAGATACAAAACATGATGATTATTGTGATAGTTCAGTTATGGGCATACACGCAGCACTTTCTATGCTTCCAGCAGAGGGTTCATTCGCTTCTGTTAGTGTAGAAAACAAAAAAAGCTATAAAAACAGCACTTTAGGGAAGGCTAGTGGAAATATGGGAGTATTTACATCCAAAACACGTAATAAACCCTTCTCTAAGCGCCGTATAAGGTGGTTATAGGGAAAACCTTTATATAGTAACAGTAGATATATATTTGTGAATTAAATGGCTCTCCGCGATTATTGGCCTTTTAGTAGGCGCTCGTTCGCTACCGTTGGTAGCAATCCGTCATATGCGAAAGACGAACCTCGCAGTTACGGTGAAGGTGTTATAAGAAGACTACGTTTACAGCAAGGAAGGTTCGGAAATGACTATGAAAGGCACATAGGTGATGGTAAAGCATATATGGATGTTTACCTTAGTGACCCTTTAGTTAGAACATTAATAGACTTACCATGTCTTTATGCAAGTAAGGATGGTTGGGATATAGTTACAGATGATGAAAATTTAAGAGATTCTATAACTGAAATGTTTAATGAAATAAATATAGACCAACTTATTTATGGTTGGTTACGTAATGCTAGAATATTCGGTACGAGCTATTTAGAGTGGACGGGTGACAACCTAGTTCTACGCTCTTCACAAAATATGTATATACAGAGGGATGAAAATGGACAAATTAAGTACTATTACCAAAAAGTTGGCTCCCCAGATGAAGATATACGATTTGAAGAAGACGAAATGGTACACTTACTTAACAACACGTTCGATGATTACGCTTATGGTCTTTCTGACATCCACCCAATTCTTTATTTGGTTGACCTTAAAGATTATGCAGAACGAGATGTCGGCACTGCTCTCAATAAATACGCTGTTAGTAGGTTTGATATTAGCGCTGGACTCCCCGATATGCCTTATGGTCCTGATAAAATTAACGAAATTGTGGACGCATTCAATTCCTTGGAACCCGGCGAAGACATTATTCATGGTAACGATATTGTTGTCAAGGAACTTCAAGGTACCCAAAGAGCATTCGAATATGGTAAATATATGGATGATATTACAAAAAAGATTCATATGGCACTTAAAGTACCGATAACCATGTGGGAAAAGCCAGAACAAGCTCGACCTATTTTCGAACCTTATGTTAAATATTTACAAGCGTCCGTGGAAGCTGCACTCAATTCGCAGTTACTTCCGCAACTTGGGGACGCACAATTTAAGTTCCGCCAAATCAATGTTGATGACGCTTTTGTTAAAGCAAAGACAGATATGGTTTACCTCGCTGAAGGTGTGCTTTCACCTGAAGAGGTAAGAATGGAACGTGGTATGAATCCTGCAGGAGTACAAGAACTACAGGACACTGCTGAAAACGTTAATGTTTCTGGTGGTAAAGACCAAGATAAGAAAGAAGAAAGCAAGAGAACCGAGAACAGAGGTAATCAACCAGCGGCAAATGCCACAGGAGATAGAAAGAATGAGTGAGTACGAAAAGTGCAAGTTAGAGACAGCCCAAACTCTTAAAAAGAGAGGGTTTGAAAATTATGAGTCTATGGCAGCAGGAATGTGTAAACTATGGGCTGATGATAATGGTGTAGAGCGAAATTTCGCTAGAGATAGAGCAAATGAGGAACAAACAAGAAGTTTTGCTGTAGGAGTTGGAGAGCTTACCACAGTTGAAGATTTTGTAGAATTCCCTGTTACAGCTATAACATCAGGGCTACATGATGCTGACGGAGACCAAAAGGTTTATATAGAACCGTCCATTATACATAATAGTGTAGGAAATTTTAACGAATTACCTATATATTATACGCACCAGCGTACACCAGAGGATTTAATTGGTAAAGCAGTAAGTCCCGAGGTAATTGAAACGGACGATGGTAAGACAGCTATTAAAATGTTGGCTAAAATCGACAAAAATGCAAATGAAAGAGCACGTGAGGTGCTAAATAAGGTTGATGACGGCGATATTACGCATGTCAGCATTGACTGGGCCTCAAATGACGTTGATGTCATGGGAGAACCATTCGCTACTGATATACGACCCGCCGAAATAAGTTTTATTGATAATGAAATTGCGACTCCAGTCTGTGAGTCTTGCACTATTGATGGTCAATGTGACGACCACGAAGGAAGTGAAGAAGAAACTTGCTGCGATGATTGCAAGGAAGGAAAGGAATGTGAAGACTCAAACGAGGATTTAAATATGACTGAAGAAACAGTAAATAAGTCAGAAGCCGAGTCAATAGTCGAGCGAGAGTTCGCCTCAGTTAAGAATGAACTTGCAGAGATGAAAACATCTTTCGAAGAAGTAAATTCAAAATACTCTGAAGCATTAGACACAATCGCTACTTTCGAAAAGGAAGCTGAAGAACGCGCAGTTGCAGAAGCAAAAGCACGTAAAGGAGCATTCATTTCAAAGATTGTATCTAAAGAGTTAGTTCTCAACTCAATCGACGAAGAAGCAAAGGAAGCACGGGAAAAAGAACTATCAGCTTGGGAAGAAACCAAACTAGATGGTTTTGCAGCTGCATTGGAAGCAATTCCAGAGCCAGAAGCAACCGAGCGAACTTTTGGAAAAGGCAAGGCCCACGATGACGAAGAAAGCCCAGTAGAGGCTGAAGAAACAAGCCGTTTATTCGCAATGGATAACGGAAACATGGTGCTCAATAAAGATGCACTAAGGAGAAACTAAATATGGCAACAGAAATTTTAGTAAATGATGGTGGTGCACCAGCTAGGATTATGAATCTTGGTGTTGGAAACGCAGCTATTGATGCAGGTACATTCGTTGATATCGCCAGTACCGGTAAAATTGTCGCAGCAGGAACTGGATATGCAGATGCAGAACAAGGTTCTACCGGACAAACCGTGGCTTTAGGTGTTTTATTAACAGATGCAGCCGCTAACGCAGCAACTTCTATCATAACAGGAAAAGGTGTAATCTGTAACGTAATAGCTGGAGAAGCTTTATCAACTATTGGTACAGAAGTTACTATTAATGAAGCTGGTCTTGTTGAAGCAACAGATGACGCAGATAATCACCGAGCAGTAGGTATAACCCTAGCAGCAAGTGTAACCACAGCAACAAAATCTGATGGTAGCGCAATACCTCACATGGTAAAGGTACTTTTAGTATAAGGAGAAATAAAATATGGTAACAGCAAACACAGGTATTCTCACATCTGCTAATGCAGGAGACGGCACGACAAGCACTATTGCAAATCGTGTACTCGTTGATTTCAAAGATGCATTACAAGATTACAGGACAACATCAATGGATGTATTGTCTATGTTCGCAGAGAATATGGAAACAGACACAGGTGGGGACATTGATTTGACTATCGCAAAACCAAGCATGTCTATGGAAGAGATAGATGAAGGTACCACACCAGCATATCAACACACCTCTCTACGTAACGAGCGTATCAACGTTAAAGAATGGGGTCTAGCAGTCGCGGTAACCCGCAGAATGATTGAAGATTCAAGATTTAATGAAGTTGAATTAGCTTTGAACGAAGCAAAGAGAGCAGTTGAGAGACACGTAACGAAACACGCTATGTATGCATTAATGGGAGTAGGAAACGCTACACTAAGAACAGGTGTATCTAATACTACTATTACTACTGGTGTAGAAACAGCAGTAACATCTTTCGCTAACAATCCGCACGGTGCTTTCTACGGAAAAACACCAGAAGATGGTTCAAGATTGGTTGAGTACGGAGACAACACAGCAGCAGAGTTAGGAGCTTTAGCTTGGGCTAGTGGAAGCAATACTGGTTCACACTATCAACCAAGTGGAGGTTCACAGACCGCTCCCGGTCAAATAGCTCTTTCTGATGTTACAGGCGCTATAGAATTCATGTCACTTAAAGGTGCAAACCCAGATACTATTTTAGTATCACCTTCGCACTACAAGTCTTTACTTGATTTGGCAGACTTCACAACTGCTTTAACCACTGGTACAACTATTGGTGAGTTTGGTGGTTCAGATGCTCAACACTTACAGAGTGCAGCACAGAACGGCGTGATTGGTAATCTTTTCGGTCTTAGAGTCGTATCTAATGCTTGGGTTCCAACCGATAGATACGGTATTTTCGATACAAACATAAAACCAATGGCTTATGTTCAAAGACGTGGTTTAACTGTAGAAGAAGCTACCCCCGGATTCGGAATCGTCGGTTCATACTTATCTATGAGATATGGTATGAAAATCGTACGTCCTGAAGCTGGAATGATTATTTACGATTAAAGTTAAATAATCAAAATCATACGCAAGGTTATGGGGAAGAGCCTTAAGTCTTCCCCAAAATATGTCGATTCATTCCGAAAGGATGCGACGTTAAAAAGTAAAAAGGTAAAAAATGGCATTAAAAGATAATCGCGGAGGACGCGAATTTGATAAGTTTGTAGCTGATGGTTCAGGTAATACTTCGTTGAGAGTTACAACTACAACTGCAGTAACAACATCAGCTAGCGCAGCAACTGTTACGGTCGCAGCTACTAGTGGAACCGGTACAGAAATTCTTGGAGCTACAGATGTTGAAGGAAAATCCCGTATGGGTATACAATTTTTCAATGTTACAGCAAGTGGAGATTATACATTTAAAGTTTGGGGTAGTTTAGTATCAAGTCCGGGTTCAGTAGGTGGAGCTAACTGGACTCAAATTGGAGATGATATTGCAGTTGCAGCATCAACACCCAATGCTTATAAGGCAATATCCACAACCCCTATTAAATCTGTAGGAGTTACTTGTTATAAGACTGGTGGTGCTGGAACTCAAACAGCTACAGTATATTTAATGGCAGACTAAGGAGTAAGTTCTTGGAATTTATTTACAGTCCAGCCAGTCGCCCCCCAATGAGTGTAAGCTTTTGTGAGGAGGTGGCATAATGGCTGTAGTAACGTGGGATGGCTCAAGTTCTACTGATTGGAATACTGCGGCTAACTGGGATACAAATGCAGTACCGACATCATCAGATGATGTAATTATACCAGATACATCAAGTATAAACAACTGTGAATTATCAGCAACTGGCGGTAATCCTAAAAATGTTCATTCTTTAAAATTAGAAGCAAACGGGACTTTAGTTGGTAATGACATTGCAATAAGAGTATATGGTGAAGGTGATGGTTCAAGTGGAACTACTAACGGTTATGCAGTAGATTTAGATGGTATTGTGTCAGGCCTTTTACATCTAACAATACAGACAGATGACACTACTAATTTAGATATTATACCTTCATCTGGAAATGTACACGATTTAACTATTAATTTAGGTGATGCGGCTAGAATTGCAAAAATACAAACAGGCGGGCCAACACTTACTGGAGACCTTACAATAACGTCAGGTCAACTAAGCACAGAAAACAATGCACTTACAGTAACAGGAAGCACAACAATAGGGCCGAACAGTGGTGCAGCAGACCAAGCAACATTAACTTGTAATGCTTCAACTTGTAGTTTTGGTGCAGCCGTAACGTCAGGTTATGCTTTAGATGTAAAACGGGGTGGAACATTTAATGGAGGAAGTGGAACTCATACCAGTGGGGCTGTTAAAGTTACAACAGATTCTAATGCTGATGCTAAATTAGATTTTACAAGTGGAACGCACGTTATTAGCTCAGAATACACAAGTGAAGATAGATTTTTTGAACTTACAACAGGAACGGTTACACATAGTAATGGAACTATTTTACTTAATGCAGCAGTAACGTCAGCTATACAATGGACTACAACTACTGGAGATAATGGCCCGTATAATCTTACTTTAAGTCACGCTTCTAACACTACAAAACCAAGAAATGCATTAACGATATTAAATAATCTGACAATAACATCAGGAACATTTAATACACAATATGATGGTTCTGATAAAGACCTTACAGTAACAGGACATTGTAGTGTTGGCACTGCTGGTACATTAACATGTAATACTTCTACTTGTCAATTTGGTAGTCTGCAAGTAACTAATAGTGGTTCCGCTACGATGAATTTTTCATCAGGTACAACAACTATAGATTGTTCAACAGCGGGTGATGGTACTTGGGCTACCCAATTTGGAAGTTCTGCTACTATAAATTTTAATAATGGAATAATCAAGTTTGCTAAAACAGATAGTGGGACAAGATATCTTAATTTTTCACAAACTCATCCTCTGAATAATGTAATAGTAGACACAAATTATGATATACCTTTCGCAGGACAATTTAATACAACTGGGTATTTAGATATACAAGATGGCACATTAAAATCATATGGTGGTTCATCAGATATGGCTATAAGTGGAGACCTTACAGTAGGAAATGGTACTGATGCAGCTAGACTAGAGTACACAAGTGACGCAAATGGATTCCACAATCAATCTTTTGGTAGTGTAACAGTGAATGCTAATGGAACGTTTGATGCAAGTAATCGAATTACTACTATTAATGGCGGCTTTCACAATAATGGTACTTTTAATGATAATGGTGGTAAAATAGAAATGGGCGGAACTGGTTCAGTAGTTAATGAGCTCGTTCCGAATTTGAATATTAATAATGAAGCTGTTTATGGTAATTTTAATGCCACAACATCTTCACTGACATCTGCTGCAGGTGGTTTTGATAATATATGGCAATATGATGGAGGATGTTTTGCAGCTTGGGTTTATCCTAAAGGAGTAGGAGAAGGAAGTTATGGCCGATTGTTTCAAAAGGGAGCTAATTACTGCCATATTGGTTCTTTATCAGGTGGTTTTGTAAATATTAGTTTTGGCATAGACCATAGCACAACTGCTGGTGCTTGGACTACAACAAATAACGTTCTTCCTGTTGATAGTTGGTCACACGTTGCTATTGTATACGATTCTGATTCAACAAGTAACAACCCTGTAATATATGTAAACGGAGTTAGCGTTGCTGTAACAGAAGGCACAACACCTGCTGGAAGTTATAATAGTGATGCTTCAAGCGATTTGTATATTGGCAATAAATCAGATGGCTCAAAAACTTGGGATGGTTACCTAATGGATATTAAAATTTACAAGAATGTAGCAATTACAGCAACCAATGTAGCAAAGATGGCATCTAAGATTAATGTAGATAAAGATGCTCCAGATATGGCAGACTCTACAAAATTATTTGGATGGTATAAATTTACATCTGATGCAACTACAGATTCAAGCGGTAACAACCATACACTTACAGCATCTAATATGGGCAGTGTAGTTTACGATGCATTCACTTCAACTTTACTACCAACTATGACAGAGGTTGACTCATTAGAAGTTAGCTCTGGTGTATTAGATTTAGATAATAGAAATTATGTCGATTTCGATGGTAGTGCAGATTATATTACTATTGCTGATGCGGCATCTTTAGACCCTACTGATGGATATTTGACTCTATCGGCTTGGATATATCCAGATAATATTTCAGCAGGAGCAAGAGGTATAATAGCTAAAAGAGCAGCTACCGAACAGACAGGTGCATATCACTTTGGACAAAACGGTGATGAACTTAATTTTAGGATTTATGCCAGCGATGGCGCATCAACTACTGTAACAACTACTAGTTCTCCACTTGTAGCAAGTCAATGGCAACACATAGTTGTAACAATGGACGATGTAGCTGATGATGTTTATTTTTATGTTGACGGTGTTCAGGTTGGAAGTGACACTTCTACTATAACTGTTGCCTTTACAGATTCCTCTCATCCTTTACTAATAGGTTGGTCAGGTCAAGGAAGTGAATACTTTAATGGTCGTATTAGAGATGTACGATTTTACGATTATAACTTAAGTGCTGAGCAAGTTAAAAGTTTATACTTAGGTAGATATTTACCTACACCTTTACACTGGTGGAAGATAAATGAAGGCACAGGTGCAACAGCAACTATAGAAGATTATGGCACAGGAACTGATGCCGATGGAACTGGTGTTAGCTTAACTTGGGCAGGAACTGACAATTTCAAAGTAAACGGAAGTGCTCGAATAGGCACTAACGGGAGCATATAATGGCAACAATAGAATTTAACGGCACTGGCGGACTTATGGAAGGAGACTTCGGTACGAATAATATTAATGTGAATCTTGACGCTGCTTTAGAATTAGACGGAAGTGCAGATTATCTTAAAAATTCAACAGCAGATTTTAGAACGGATGATACTGCTGGATTTATTACCGCTTGGGTTAGGTCTGACGATTGGAATCGAGGAACTCAACAACATTGGTTTTCAGCTACAGATGAAGCAACTGGTAATTATTATATAAGGACATTTTTCAATACAGATGGTAAACTATACATTAAATGTATGGATAGTTCTGTTGTTTATGATTTAAAAAGCACAAATGCAGTAACAGATGATGGTAATTGGCATCACATTGCAGTAGGAAGCACTGGAACTGCAATTAAAATGTATATTGACGGTATTGAAGAAACTGTAGTTGTAGCAAGTGGAAGTAACAACGGTGATTGGTTTGGAGATATGACAGACAGTAAATTAGACCACGTTGTTGTTGGAGCATTGCACGATAACGCAGGAGTAAGGTCGATGTTTGATGGATATATTGCAGACGTAAGATATTACTCAGACACACTTACAGATGCAGAAGTTTTAAAATTGTCAAGTAAAATTAATGCAACCACTTCAGACATAGATAATTTACAACATTGGTGGAAATTAAACAGCACTACAATAGATTCTTCTAATTTAGGAGAAGATTTTGGAGATGCTACAGATTTAGATTTAACACCGACAAGTATTGTTGCATCTAATATTCATACTGACGAATACTATGTAGATGTTCAGGACAACAGCACAACGACAGATGGGACGTTTACAGTAACACAAGGAAGGGTAGAGTGTAAGGCTTTGACATCTGGATTGTTTGATGGCACCGATGATTTTGTAAATCCCGGCAATGCGTTACAATCTCAGTTAAGAACTTCGCATACTTTCGCTGCTTGGATTAAATTAGATGACGGCGACCCTGCTGCAAATAACACTATTTTTGGGGCGTTTAACGGCGGTAATGATAGAATTTTGTTTTATATTGGAACAGATGCTAAATTGACATATTTGTATCAAGCAGATGGAACTAGTAAATATGCACAAGCCGCATCTGCTAGCTTTGTTGATGGTGCAAATCCGTGGCATCACGTTGTTGCTACAATGTCTTACACAGATAGTTCAAATGCAGTAATGAAACTTTATCTTGATGGTGTTGAGCTTGCTTTAGGTAGTTCAAATAACGGTTTGTTTAGTGGCAATATGGGTGATTACACGTCAAGCACTGCAGTGCATTTAGGAGCTGAAAACAACAATGGAAGTAATAATTGGGAATTTGATGGTAATGCTCGTGATTTTAGATTTTATGATTATGCTTTAAGTGCAGACCAAGTAGCTTCATACTATTCAAATACGTTTCCAGTAACGCCATTACATCGGTGGAAAATGGATGAGGGTTCTGATAATCTTTATGTTGATGGTTTTCCAGATGGCGACACAGGAACTGGTGCAGACAATTTTGATTCAGGAACCGCAGGTTCAGCACATGGTTATAATCAAAACGGAGCTACTTACACAAACGGCACTCTTGAGCTTGACGGTAAACTTACAATAGGTAGTTCTGGAGATTCTTCTGTTAAAGCTACTGTATCTGCACCACGAGGTATTTTACATTTAAAACACGATTTACAAAGTTTTGGAACATTAATACATAACAATGGCACATTCAAGTTAGATAATCATTCTTCGATGCACACATATAATGCATTAGGAGGAGGTAATCAAAGGGAACTTACTTTTTACAATGTTACAATGGAAGGAACACATGGAGACGGTTACAGAATATCTGCGCCTATAACTATAGAAAAAGATTGGATAATTAATAACACACGAACTTCAGTATCTAATAATGCTGGAGGAGGTCATAACTCTGGAGTAGTAGTTACTATTGGTAAAAGCACAGCGACAACGGTTGCTGAAGGAGGAAGTATAACTATAAATTCTGGAAAGGAATTAGAAACATACACCTATGCAAATACTCACAGCTGTACTTATCAAGGAGCTTCAACAATATTTCCAGCTGTATTTACAAACAATGGAACCTTTGAAGAAACATTAGGGTCTTTGTTAGAAACAACTCCCGAAGTTAAATTTGGTAATATGAAATTTGCTACGAACTTTGCTACAAGACCTGAAGATGGTCAAGCTGGCGGCGGTTCTAAAATTACACTTATTGGAGATTGTGAGTTTGAAGCTTTTACTTTAACAGTAGGAGATGACACTTTAGATATAAATGGACAGAGGTGCCAAATCAATGGAGATATGACTTGTGCTACTAGTAGTTCTTTAGACTGGGAGGATTCTTTAGTAATTATTAAAGGACACGTTGATTTAAACGGTGTAATAACTACAGCAAATTCAGGAACTCAAATAATTCACGATACCGCTTCTGAGAAAAATTGGCGTTCACTATATGCAGATGCAGGAGTGTTTATGTCAAATGGTTCACAAACTACTTTGACTGGTTATGGTTGGACAAGCTCAGGAAATGAAGTAACGACAATAATACCTGCTGCTACAATTAACACAAACAATGTAAACATTAATACTACAAATATGACAATACCTACGGGAGGAACTTTTCAAGGGCAAGCTCAGACACTTACCTGTGCAGGAGATTTTACTACCAGTGGTGGTTTGCTTGGCGCAAGTTGTTTAGATATAAATGCGTCAACTTCTTCACAAGAACATTATTCAACTGTAAGTGCAGTGGCAGTAGGAACTAATGCAGCTTGGACTATAGAAGGTTGGATAAAACGGGATAATGGGTCTACAGGTAATAGTGTGTTTGTTGAACTTAGAGTAGACGGTTCTAATGCTAATAGAGTTTTTGTTAATGTTGATACCGATGATATACAATTTTTAGTTTGGAGCAATGGAGGTAGTGGAGGTGAAATAGCTACAGTTGGAGCAGGATTAAATGATGGCAAATGGCATCACATTGCTTGTACTTACGACAGCACTACAGCACAAGTTTTCATAGATGGTAAATTGTCTGCACAAGGTGACATAAATAAAACAATGGACAACACAGATGACCGAATTATTAATGTTGGAGCAAACGTAGGAACTTATGATAATGAATTTTTAGGAGCTATGGATGACATTAGAATATGGGATGATGTAAGAACTCCAACAGAAATTAGAAGCAATATGTTTAATGAAGTATCTACAGGTGATGGTTTAGTTCAATATTGGAAATTTAACGAAGGCACAGGAGATACTGCTAATGCTACCGTTGGTACTAGTTTGAATGCGAGAGTGGGTGGCAATTCAGCATCTTCACAGAGTGCAAGTCTATGGGCAGGAGCAGGAACATTTACTCGTGCGGATGACTCATCAGTTCCATCAACTTTAAAAATGACTGGAGCTGGAAAATCACTTAATTATTTATCAGGAGAAGAACTAGGTCATTTACTTATTGATAATTCTAGCGGTACAGTTACAGCCAGTGTATTAACTGGTACAAATAATCTTACTGTTTCATCTTTAACGATAAACGACAGCAGTGCGTCATTTACTGCACCGTCAGGTACACTTACAATTGATAACAAGGTTGGCGACTATGCATATGATAACGATGGAGCATTCGTTCATAGTAGCGGAACAATGTCTATAACTACATCAGGAACTTCCCGTATAGACTCAAATGGTACATCGGGAAATATTAATAATTTAATTTATAACAGTTCAGGCAATACGCTCGAAACACATACTGCTACGACTCTTGATGGAAACCTTACAATAACAGCGGGAACTATTGATACATTAAGCAGTGATAATCTTGCACTTACTGTAGCAGGAGAGTTATATATGGGTGGTGGAACATTAAATTGTAATGCTTCAGATGTAATTGTAAGAAACATTTACGGACACGCTGGAACTTTGTCAGCACCGTCAAATTCAAGTACAAATGGTTTAGAAATTACAGGAAAACAACCGGGTGGAGGCTTAAATAACAGTAATTATTCTATATATTTTGTTGGTACTACATTAACAAATAATGATGGTCTTATAGTTTTATCAGCCGATGAGAACACTTTCATAAGAATGCCACAAACTTTAGCTAATTTTAAAATAAGAAATGACGGCAGTTCAACAACTAGAGTTCACGAATTTACAATGAATTTTGCTTGTGACCATAATTTAACTTTAGAAAATGGTTCGTTTCAATCATATGGGGCAACTCAAACTTTAACAATAGGTGATGATGTTTTACTTACAAAAGGAACACTTGGTAGAACTTCAAATACCGCAGATTATTCATTCCAAAGTCTTACATTAGCAGCTAACGGAATATTTATAGCACCAAGCGGAACTACTACTCTGACTGGTGAAGCAGCAGGATATGTATTAGATAACGGTGGAACATTTACACACAATAATGGAACCGTAAAAATTACTTGTGCAACACAAACATCCGCTCGAGGATTGAGTGGAACTAGCGGTCTTTACAATTTAACTTATGCAGGCTCTGGAACTAATGAGGATTTAGTTTTAGGTGCTAATACAGACTTTTATGGTCAATTTATTATTGATAGTGCTAATTCAGCAGTTCAAGCCCAAGGGCATACGTTTAATTATTATGGTCCTGTAATTATCAAACAAGGTAAATGGGAAATAGGAAGCACTACTCAAAATTGTTATAGTGGAGTTAGAAATATAGGAGGGTCAGTAGACATAACATAGATGGCAGGAATCGAATTAAAAGGCACGGGCGGAATAATAGAAGGAAATCTTGGAGCAGCAAACGTTAATGTAAATCTTGACAGTTCTTTACAGTTTGATGGTTCTGATGATAAAATAGATGTTGGCGATGTTACTGTATTAGATGGCGATGGCTCAATCACAGTTGCAGCTTGGGTAAATTTTGATTCAGATAGTAGTGATGACCAACGGTTTGTATGGAAAACTGATGCTTTTGGTTTAGGTTATTTTAGTGGCCAACTTAGAGGTTACATTTATTACAGTGGAGGGGATTCTAATGCACAAGCTTCACACACAGTTAAAGGAGAAGGTTGGAAGCACGTTGCTATGACTTACGATGGAACTACATTAAGGTTATACATAAATGGAAATGAAGCTGCTACAACTTCAATATCGTCAAAAACAATTAGTAACACTTCTAACAATTTAAGATTAGGAGGCACAGGCACTAGTTCTGAACATTTAAAAGGCAAACTTGCAGATGTGAGACTTTACAGTTCTACACTTACAGATGCAGAAATTAAAACACTTGCTTCTAAAATAAATATTGCTAATGAATCTGTACAATCTACTAGCACGTTAGTTGGCTGGTGGAAATTAAATAACAACAGTATTACAGATAGTTCTACTAATTCTAACAATGGCACAGCTACAGGGACAACACAAGTTTACGATGCCTTTAGTGTAAATGTTCAGGACAACAGCACAACGACAGATGGAAACTTTACAGTAACACAAGGAAAGGTAGAGGGTTTGGCTTTGTCATGTTTGACATTAGATGGTACTGGAGATAACGTAGGATGTGGAACAAGCAGTAATATTATATCAGATTTTGACGGTGGTGATTTTACTGTATCGGCTTGGTTTAATCCCGATAGCACAACTAAAATGTGTATATTTTCGTGTGGTGATGATGACAATGACCATCTCCAAGTGTTAAGTAAAGATAATGATATATTTTATTCGCACGAAATTGATGGCACATTAGTTAGAGAGCAATTTGCTACAGGTGCTTTAGTCACAACAGATAAATGGCATCACATAACAGTTACTAAAACAGGTTCAACTTTTAAATTTTATTTGAATGGAGTACAGTTAACGGGAGCAACATCTCAAAGTTCAACAGCAGGACAGCACGGAGGCAATTTTGAAATTGGAGATAATTTTAATGACGATTTCTTTGATGGGACTATTCGAGATGTTAGAGTTTATGATGGCGTTACTTTATCTGAAGAACAAGTAGCTTCACTATATTCTAACACTTTTGTTGTAACTCCAACACATATGTGGAAGATGGATGAAGGCACTGGCCAAAACCCAAATGATACTGGAACTGGTACTACAAGAAATGGAACTGGCACTGGTAACGCAGATTTAATTAGTGGTAACGGCACTCTTGACCTTGACGGAACACTTACGGTAGACGCTACTGGATTTTTGTCAGCACCAAGAGGTGATTTAGAGTTAGCAGCAACTACATCCTTCGCACAATCATCTGCGTCAGATACTAATGATACGTTTATTCATAATAATGGCAGAGTAGTTTTAACTAATTCAGGAACAGTAACATATAATTTTAGTAGCGATAACGCAGGTTCAGACAATCCGTTATATGACCTTCAAAATCAAGCAAGTGGTCAAGTAAGATTTGGAAATGGTTTTATTATAGAAAATAGTCATTCTCGTTCAGGTGGTAATAATTATAATTATTTAACTGGAGGAAGGCAATACAATTATGGAACTACAAGCAGTCCCGCAGCTATAACTGCTCAACTTCGAGTTGCATTATCTGGTGGTGATAATATAGCCCATATATATGGTGTGAGTTCACTTCATCCTGTTACGATGGATAATTGGGATGACCTTCCTATGACTTATGATGTATCTCTTAAAAATATAAATGTTACAACTGATGTTACAACTAATGTTATTCCTTCAGGTAGAAAAGTTATATTAGATGGAGATTGTGAGTTCGATGCCTTTACAGTAGAGGCTGGAGGCACTTTAGATTTGAATGGACAGAGGGCTGAAGCATCAGGTAATTTAAGAATAGAGTCTGGAGGAGCTATGAAATCTACAGGAGGAGGTCTAATTGTAGGGGCTGCTGATGTAAAGATTTTAGGTTCTGCGGAAGGTATGCACGATGGTGATGTAAATATGATTGTAAGTGGAGGCACTCACGATTGGAGAAATGGTGCAGCAGATGGAGCAGCACCTTGGTGTAGAACAGTCCTTGTTAATGGTAATGTAACTCACCAAGACCAATTAGGTCCAAGTTCAGGAAGTTCAATTTATAATCCAGAAAGCGTTATTGTAGGAAACGGAAAATTAACTCAATCAGGTGGTCACGCATACTTAAAAGATTTAACAATAGCCACAGGAGGAGATTTGGAAATGACTCACGGTAGTAGCAAGACGATAGACTTGTATGGAGATTTTACTACCAGTGGTGGTCTGCTTGGCGCAAGTTGTTTAAAGTTTGATGGAAGTAATGATACAGTTACTATTCCAATAAGTGCTTCTCAAAATGACCACATCAAAGGAGCTTTTGCTGACGGCATATTTACAGTAGAAGGTTGGATAAAAATGGAATCTGATTTTGCTGGTGGAAATTGGGTTATGAAAAATCAAGAGTTTGCAGTTGACATAGCAAGAGATAGTGCAACTCAGTGGGCTTTGGCAGATGGAGGTTCTTGGAATTTTGGTGCTAATCCTTTTACAATGCCTAATTTAGAAGACGGTAAATGGCATCATTTAGCATTTTGCAGAAGATATACAGGTTCACAGGCTTATTATGATATTTATGTAGATGGTAAATTAGAGACGGTCCATACGATGCCAGCAGATAGTGCAACGTGGACAGCAAATGATGATGATTTGTATATAGGCTCGTATAACGGAAGTAGTAGTTTTCTTGGTGAAGGTGCTGACGACACTTTTGTAGAAAATATCCGTATATGGGGAACAACGAGAACGGCAGCTCAGATAAGAGCAGATATGTTTAATTCAACACCAACGTCAAGTGCATCTGATTGCATAGCTAATTTTACATTTAATGAGGGAACTGGAACTGCAATAACGGCATCCGACCCTAACAATGCATCAAGCAACGAAACCGCAGGAACTTGGAATGGAAGTTGGGCAGGAGCAGGAACATTCACTTATAGCACTTCTACGCTTGTCATGGCTAAAGCTGGAACTCAGACTATTTCTTGTTTACATTCTGAGGATATTTACAATCTTACAATTAATGATGGCTCTACAACTCAATTATTTACACCAAACCTTACTTCAGGAATATTAGATATATTTGGAAACTTAACAGTTCATGGAATATTTAATAATCATTCAAGTTCATCGTCTGGTAGAACTCGAATGAAAGCAGCTAAGAAAATATATGTTCCTCAAGCGTTAGAATTTAATGGTTCTAATCAATATATTAATTTAGGAAACGAACTTGATTATGAAGATAACATTACAGTTAGTGGTTGGATGAGAAGACACAATGATGTCCCTACTGAAATTGTTATGTTCCATAATGGAGGTGGAGAAGTAGATGCTTCTTTAATTCAAACAAGAAGTACATCTGGAATAAGAGCAGCTCATAATTATCAAGGGACTTATTACCTTATAGATTATACAACTGGTAGTCCAATAAAAGCACATGAATGGAATCATGTAGCTATAGTATTTGATAAAGACGGAAGTAGCAATGCAGATAAATTTAAATTATATATTAACGGAACTAGCGTAGGAAGTGTTACTACAGGAAGTGCAGGTCGAGATGCAGATAGTGCAAGAATAGGAACTTATGCTTACAATTTAGAAAAATATTGGAATGGAGAGTTAGCAGATATTAGGGTATATAATGCATCATTATCAGCATCAGAAATTACAACATTAGCAACTCAAATAGTTCCTAATCAAGCACGAACTGCAAATCTTGTAGGACATTGGAAATTAGACGAAACTTCAGGAACTACTGCAACAGATAGTGGAACAGGAGGAAACAACGGCACTCATGTTAATACTCCGACTCACGTTGGTAATAGGACAACTGCATTAGCAAATATGGCTCAAATGGTTTTTGATTTTAATGGAAATATACATATACCTGAATTAACTACACCTAAATTAATTTTAGAAACAAATTCAAATTCAGGCATAATTGCAACAGGAGACCTTACAATTAACGCAGAAATAGAAGTAAACGCTACAACATCCTTCACTGGTAATGGTAATACAATAGATGTAGATATTTTAGATGTAAATGGTGGAACTTTAGATATGAGAGATTCTGATTTTACTATACAAAGCGGTGGTGCTGTTGCTTGGCATGATACAAGCTCTACAATATTATCAGGAAATACAACACTTACAGGATATTCCAAAGCTAATAAAGCAGATACTTATGTTCCATCAGCAGGTAATTATGAAATAGTTGGAAATGTTAAATGGTTAAAATTAGACGCAGGAGCTACAGATGATTATGACCTTACAGTAATTGGTTCTGTAATAGATTGTGAAATACCTCAAGATGCGGTAAAAGCTAATATAAGACAATTTCATCACGCCTTAGACACTCAACAGTTATTGGATGCAGATGAAGAAGGAGATGATGATGTGAAATTACCAAAACCATCACTTGATAATGCACATGAATTACAATTAGGAGGCTAGAAAGCTTTAAATAGCACACTATACTAAGTTAAATATGGACGACTGGGAAAGAGAAGAACTATTAATTCGAATGGACGAAAGGATTAAAACTATCTATAATAGGATGGATAAGTTTGAAACTCTTTTCACAAACCATTTATCACACCACGAAATGTGGGAAAATGACATAAAAGCATCGCTACAACGTTGGTTAGCTGTTATAGTTACAGCGGCTGGTGGAGCAGGTGCAATGGGGATGATGTAAAATGACAACATTAACGACAGCAACAAGAAGGACTCGCGTTAGATTATTAGCAGGTGTCGAAGCGGAAGAGATGAGCAATGACGATTTAGATGTTTTCATTACAATGGCAGAGGAATGGTTTAATGAACAGACTGGTCTTACCTTTGCTTTGAATACAGCAGATGCTTATAACAATGCCACTATATATTATGCTTGTTATTTAGTTTCTGTCGCTCAAAATGGTCTTGGAGTAGAATCTATGAGACTTGGTGACTTCTTTATTGAGTATGATACCGATAAAGGATATACTGAATTTGAAACAAAAGCTAGACAAGAAATAATGGCTAAGTTAGGATTAAGTATAAAAAGAAGCACTTACAATGCTGATTCTTCACTTGGTGACGTAGACTGGAAAAAGAATATAGATGGTAGTGACAGTACGCTCACTATGAAAACAAACCCTGCTAACACAAGGAATTAATTATGGTTAAGATGGGTTCGATAAATATGGCAAAAGCCATACGTCGCATTGGACATAGGAGCGGACAAGCTCGAAAAATGACTTTCTATCGTGACGCTATTGAATCCAAAGATGATTATGGAGTTGAAATTGACACAATTGCGGCAGGAAATGAGGGTTTAACAATACCAAATATAGACGCTTTTATATCACCTATAACAACTTCTTCAGACGCTTTAACTCGTGCTGGACATACAGTAATGGGTAAAGCAAGTCTTTATATACCCTCTCTTTCAACTATAAAAAATAACATTTTAGGAATTAGTGATTCTGGAGTACATAATGCTAGACTTTCTTCTTTTAATGAATTAGAAAGTAAAGACATTCTTTATGATATGGAAAAAATAATTTTTTCTCAAGATTCAGCTAGTTCTGATGCTACTAATAGTGAAACTTACACTTTGACTGCTAACACTTCCTGTTTTGAAGGAGATAGGTTACAATTTAAAGTTACAGATGATGGTGGAACTAATAGAGTCACCACTGTAGTTCTTAATGCTAGCGGTGGTAAAACATTAACATGGACATTTGATTCTAATACTAATTTTGACAATGCAAAATATCATATTATTGACTTACCATTGAGTGGAGTCTCTGCTAGTGATAAAGCATACTATATATATGTGCCATCTAGCGGGGCGACTGGAATTCGTACAGCTACGGCAACTATAGGTAGTTCATTTGATATTACAGATATAGACGGTGAAACGAATACATTAACTAATGTTGTTATCACTTCTAATAGCACTGGAATGACTACAAAAGACTTACGTATATATAAAGCGGGTGAATGGCGCATTGATGAAATAAAAGAATATCGCGATGAATTTATGGAACTCCAATGTAGTAAAATACGAGGAGAGCGAGGTAGTCGCAGGAAGGCATACTAATGGCAGACAATAACAGGGACTATTTAAATGTAATAGAAAGGAAAATAATAGATGAATTAAGAATATTTTTCAATACTGTGAATAGCAGTGCAAACGATGGAAAAGTCCATGTATCAGGACAGTTTCCAGAGACGGAAGAATTAAGCTTTCCTTCAGTTATAGTGCAACAAATTGGTAGTGGCTTTGAAGAACAATTTATTGGTGAAAAGGTAACATTCGGCGGTAATAAATATAGTGGAGAAATATATGGCATTGGTTTCCTTATACATATCTTTATAGATAAAGAAGCACAGCTAGACGTAGGCACTACTCCACAAGGCTCATCTAAGTATAGGCAAAGGAGGTTGCTTAATTGGATGATGCTTAATATAGCCAATGTGCTTAATGATATAGATTGGGCTACAGAAGTTACATCTCAGCCTGCTGGGTTGAGCTATAATCCTAATTATGACGCTAGTGTAGATGTACAAGAGAGACATTTACAAGCTTGGAGAGATGTAGGTTATTCTACTTCTATGCAGTGGTGGGGAGCCAGTGCACAGTTTATGTTAACATTTTTGAATTACAGGAGTTAATGTGGCTCAGAAACGTAACAACATGGTTTATGGTATAAATTATGGTTTCAGAGCATTATTAGATTGGCAAGCTGGAAAGCCCAAAAGACGAAGAAATATAAATGATTTACTTTTAAAAACTTTCCCTCCTGAAAAAAAACCTATAGAAAAACAAGGACAGACTTCTCGAAGAATACCCGGTAAGCGTGGTATGTTTTTTGATGTTTCAAATATTAAAAGACCACCAATGCAAAAAAATGAAGATAAAGAAAAAGCTTTAGCAGGAAATGTTGGACAGTGGGTGTATTTACTTGCTGAAAAAATGAAGACAGAATCTTTACAAGCTGTGTTAGATTCTATGGAAGATTCTAGAAAAAGGTGGGAAATAGAAGACGAAGAAATGAAACAATTAGAAGCTATAGCATTTGACCCTGTTGTAACTTTTGGAAGTACAGATTTAAAAACAGGTTATAAAAAACAAGTTGAGAATAGTCCTATGTTTCAACAAATGTTTACTGGTTTAGGTACTGGTAGTAATTGGATGCAATCTTATGTAGCTAATGTTGCTTCTAGAGGTCCTACTGAAATAAAAAAAATGAGTAAATTAGTTGAAAAACATTTAGTTTCATTCCGTGGGTCAGTACTTGGTAAAGAAACATTTGCTAAAGGTCCAGAAATTGATATAAATGATGTAGGACAAACAATTCAAGAAAAGATTATAACTGGTCGTAAAAGTGACAAAACAGGCGGATTTATAGCTACATCTCCTGATGCTATAAATTGGGGACCTGATTTTGAATCCAAAAGAAAAGATTATAGTAAACCTATTGATTTGGAATTTACAGAAGAAATTCAAGTCCCTAGAGGTCCTACGTTTAAACGTATGGATGTTACTTCTTCATTTTTCTTAGACCCACAAACAGGGGCAACTACAGGTCATCACGGAACAGGTAAAGGCTATAGATTCGATATGGCTTGGACTACTAAACATGAAGCTGAAGAAGGAATAGAAAGAATGCAAAGTAACCAATTAACTACATATAATAATATAATGAAACTTATTATAGATTGGGCTAAAAGGACTGGTAGGGCAGGTGCAGGTAAAACTCCTAATCTTCAACAATTGAGAGATTATTTACCCACTAAAAGTAGGATTGATGGTTGGGTTAAACAAAATTTAATACCTAATTTAGGAGACCCTGCTTTAGATGGTATACGAGCAGAAATAGGTAATATGACTAAAGGAGATTTAGTAGATACCTTTATTTGGGTAATGCACCACATGGGTAATATGTTACCCGGACAAGCAGAAAATTATGCTAATACTATGTCAATTGTTATAAATGGGCAGCATGCCACTTTAATATTAGTTTATGAAATTGATGATAAGGGTATGTATCAAAAAGTTCACGCGAATATATTTGAAGAAGAAACACCTTTACAATGGTTAGTTAGTAAAGCACACGAGTTGGGCGTTGAAGGAACTTTTGAGGAAATATTACAAGAAGCTAATGCAAGTTTAGCAGCAGAAGGTTTACAAGGTGTTAAATCTTATGGTGTTTTAAGTCAAGTGGCTGAAGCATTTCTTAACTCAGTACACCCAAGAATTTCTATGACTAAATTAATGGAACCTAAGTTTAGTGCAGTTTTAGAAAATGTTGTTAATAAAGTTTTTGAGAATATACATAAATCTCTCCATGAATCTATGGTTAAAGGTTTAAGAGAGCAAACACTTACCTTTTCTAAATGGGCAGCAAATCCTTCTAATTTAGGAGATATACCTGAATGGTATGAATGGGCCGCTTCTACTATTTTAACAGATAATTCAGATGCACCAGATATGAAAGGTGACCCTTTCTGGTTTTTATGGGCTGCTCCTTATGTTTCTGGAGGATTTAGAGGAGTTGGTGGTGGTATACAAACAACTGGAGACCATCCAAGAATGGCTAAACTTACAGATAAAGGTAGCATCACTATAGGTTAAGGCATAACCTTTATATACTACCCCATACTATATATAATCTGAATGTAATGTAACTCTTATCTGAGAGAGAAGATTAGGAGAAAATAACAATGGCATATTTTGTAGGAAGAGATGTCGATATTGCGATAACGACAGAACACCCAACACAAGGAGTAATGGTCCGTGAACCGGACTCAGCAACAGGAGCGTTGCAAGACAAGCATATAGCTATAGCAGTAGATTTTGCTCATGGTTCAACAGTATACGACTACGCTAATTCAACAGATTACGATTTTCTGTTTGCTGGTCCTAGAGCTTTAAGTACTGCAGCAGGATGTGACGCTAACGCAGCTTTTGAAGAATTGAATGGTGACGGTTCCACTTTAATAAATGGACAAGATTGGAACATTAATCCAAACAACATTACTGGTTTAGAACTATCCCTTGGTGTTCAAGACGAAGATGTGGCTTTTATCGGCCAACGTAATATCTTAAAGGCAGAAATTAAGAAAGATAACAGCGTGACATTAACACGTAAGAAGTCAGACAAAGTCTGGGACGGTATTTATAATGATGCTCGTTTCGGAATTAAAGAAAGCAATACAGTTGCAGCACCAACAGCAGATGAACCCCTACCGGGATTATTTACAGGACTAAGCGCACCTGATTTTGTAACATGTGGTTACAGAGTCATTATAAGGTTTGCTGCAAAAACCCCTGTTGATTCAGGTTCTACTGTAGACGATGGAGGAGGTAATTTTGGTGCATCAGACACAACTCTTACATGCGGCGCTAATAGCATTGACAACAATGATTATATTCAAATAGAAGAAGAAATATTAAAGGTTACTGGAGGTGGCGGAACTACAACATTAACTGTAGCTAGAGGACAATTAGGAACACAAGACGTAACTCATTCTAACGGTATTAAGATTTATGACCTTGGACCCGGTGGTGAAGGTGAAGTTTTAGTTTTAAGAAACTGTTATGTAACTGAACACACAGTAACTCTTTCAGCAGATGGCAGCCAAGAAGAGTCTTTAACTCTTCAAAGTTATACTGACCCTAAAATTTACGATGGAATAGAAAATGGTTTGTGGGATGACGCCACAACTTCAGCGGAGCTCTGAATAATATGGCATATTTTGTAGGAAAAGATGTAGACGTTTGGATTACTACCGAACATTATAATGATTGCGTAGGAGTGGTTGATAACGAGATACAAGTAGTTTCATCTCAAGCAACACTAACCGCAGCAAGAGCAGCAAAACCATCAACAGCAATATTGTCAGGAGCATTAGGTAACGCTGGTTCCCCTGCTAATAGAATTACTGATATCACAGGTTGTGATTTAAGTGTAGGTGCAGTTGATGAAGATTTAACTTTCTTTGGACTACGTAATGTAGGTAAAATAGAAGTTAAGAAAGAAACTAGTATTACTATAACTAGGAAGAAATCGGACAATAAGAACATGGTTCTTTTCCAAGGTTCGACAACAGCTTCTGCAACACATTCTAACACAGGTGGAGGACACAGTGGTAGATGGGGACTTATAAATAAGACTGGTGGAGGCGCCACTGTTGTAGCAGATGGTTCTGTTGACCCTAAAAGTACCCTAGATGACACAAGTACTCAATCTTATGGTTATAGAGTGTTTTTAGAATTGAAAGGAACTTCCGATGATACTGGTACAGTTTTGATTATTCCTAACTGTACAATGATGGAATATTCTGGAAGCGTTTCTAACGAAACAGCTAACGAAGAAACTTTCACCTTTACTTCAATGGTTAAACCAATATTAATGAATGACACGAAAGTCGAAGTCTCTGGTGTAGATTATTTCGGTCATACAGGCGCAGGCACAGTCGCTCCTGCTGTAACAAAAACAGCAGCAGCAGATATGTGAGGTGAATAATGGAATACGATGAATTAAAGAAAGAACTTGAGGACCTAGGATATAATGCGAAATCAATAGAAACTAGATTAGCTAATTGGTTAGAAGCAAATCCAGATAAGGCTCCTAAAGCTAAAGCTAAGAAAACAGCTAAGAAAGAAGAAAAGAAAGAGTAATCTTTCTAAAGAAATAGGGAGGGTGAAATTCCCTCCCAATATGAATGGAGAAATATATGACAGAAAATGTATGGAGTATAGAAGAATTAGTTGCACTCACAGATGAAGTGCAAAAAAAAGAAACGGAATACAACGGTAAGAAACTTGTTTTTCAATACTGTGAATTGACAGAAGGAGAAGAACCAAAATTTAGTTTCCCCGGTGCAGGAGCTTCAGAAGAAGAACAAAATGAGGCATATAAACAAATAGGCGAAGCTAGGATTTTAGCTATGATAGAAAAAGCTAATAAAAAGAATCCTGACGGAGCAACTGTTTCCGAAGAGAATTGGAGTAAATTACCATCCACGGTAAGGTGGGGTATATCTAATTCTGTTTTAGGAAGTGGTGATGGTGCCTCTTTTCGTGGAGTGGATGAAGACAGCGCCTGAAGCTGTATATTTATACATACCGTTAATGAAAGAACTCGGTCTAAGTTGGACTGAGATAAAAAATAGCACCAAAAAAGAACTTGAAGGTTTATTATTTGGTCTTTCTCAGTACAATACTTTACACCAGTTTGATGGATATGACGAAAAAGACATTAATCAATTGTCTAAAGAAAAGCCCCAAATAAGGTCAGATTATTACAATTACATGAATGTAAAACGAGAATATGACGACAGAATGGGAAAAACAAAAAAACAACAATCACTTGAAGAAATAATAAGTTAATATGGCAGGAGACTCATTACTCAGTATAAAAGGTAAGGTTAGCTGGCTCGCAGGAGACCACAGTAACGTTATTAATTCTACAAAGAGAATGATGAGTGGAATGAATCAAGCCATAACTGGGGAAATGAGAAGTGGCCAACGAGCTCGAGAAGGCGTTATTCAAAGTGGTTTAAATAAAATAGAAAAAGAAGAACAAGCTTCAGCAAAAAGACTTTTAAAGAATAAACAAGCTGATGCTCAAAGGTTATCTGAGGTTAGAGTTAACCAAAGAAAACCTCCTAAAGTTACAAGTCGTTCTTCTGACGAAGTTAAAAAGCGTGCAAATGATATTAAACAGTTGGTAAAAGCTGGTGAAGAAGCTCATGCTAAATTAAAACAAATACAAGAACGAGCTGGTTCTAAAGTTTCTAAAGCTAAAGCTTGGTCTGCGACTGAATTTGCTGGCATGGAAGCTGGTGAAAGAGCTGGTACTATAGGTAGAATGAAACAAGCTACCGCAGAATTAACAGAAGAAATAGGCCAATTAGAAGAAGCGAAGAGTAAATTAGATTATCATAAAGACCGTAGAGAATATATAGCAGTTACTAGAGCAATTGAAGATAAAAATAGAGCGATAGAAGAAAGTAAAGATGCAACTGGCGAGGCAATAAAGTTAGATAAACAATGGTCTCGTTACGAATTTGAACATAGAGAAGAACTTAAGAAAACTTCTGAAGCTAAAAGAAAACTATATAGGCTAGATAAAGAAATATACAGAACTACTATCCAAATGGAAAATGATTTAAGAAATGCTTCTAGAGAAGTAGCTGAAGAAATAGGAAGAGTTCGTCAAGAAGCTGGCGAAGGTTTAAGAAATGCTTTTATGTTTGCTACAGTAGCTATTACAGCATTTTGGTATAAATTACAACCACTTACTGAAACTTTTAAGGAATTTGAAGCTGAACTTGTTAACGCTCAATCTATTTGGCAAAACAGCCAAGAAGATTTAAATGAATTATCAGACCAAGTCGTTCAATTTGGTCAAAAATTTGGTATAGAAATGGGTAAGGCCACAGAAGGTCTCTACCAGTATGCATCCGCAGGTGTAGAAGCCGCAGAAGCGATGCAAATGTTAAATCACACTTTAACTCTATCTATGGCTGTTCAAGGTGACCATAATACTTTGGCTAAACTAACCACCCAGACAATTATGGGTTTCGGTATGGAGTTTAATCAAGCAGCAGAAGTAACAGATAAGTTTGCTCATGCTATTAACATGTCTTTGATAGAATGGGATGACTTAGCAAGCTCTATTAAGTTTGCTTTACCTTTCTTTACATCTACAGGGCAAAGTCTAGACCAATTACTGGGAGCTCTATCTGTATTGACCAATAGAGCCCTAGAGGCAGGTATAGCTGGTAGGGGTCTACGTCAAGCCCTAGCGGAGTTTACACAACACGCTGAAGATAATGCTGCTGCATTTAGAAAAATGGGAGTAGAAATATTAGACACTGAAGGTAATATGCATCAGCTTACAGATATTGCTGCTCAATTCCAAGAAGCTATGGGTGATGGAGTTAAAGATATGGACATCATGATGGCATTAATGGAAGATTTAAACATTCGTGGTGCTACTGCTTTCGTTCACTTGGTTCAGAATGCTGATGAATTCCAAGAGCAGGTTGACGACCTTCAAAATGCATCCGGTGCTGCAGCTAAAATGGCAGAAATTCAGCAGAAATCTTTAGCTAACCAAATTCAGTTAGTTAAGAACGCGTTAGAAGCTCCGTTTTTAATGTCTGATAAAGTAGGAGAAGCAGCCGGATATACAAATGAATTTGCTTTACAATTACATAGTATGACTAAAGCTTTTGAATCTTTAATTGTCGTTGAAGAAAATGGAACAAAAAAACTGACAGAATTTGGTCAGTTTATAAAAGATTTCGTTATACTTGCTATGCGGGAATTACATGTATTAATAGTAAATGTTAGAGACGCATTATTAAGTTTTGGTAATCAGTCTGAAAGTGCGGCATCTTTACTTCATATGTTTACAATTCCTTTAAATGCAGTTGTTAAGTTATTTGGTGCTATAGGTCCCGGACTTATGCAAGTAATAATAATGTATAAACTTTTGAATAAGGTTTTACCAATAAGTATAGTTAATACAATGAAAATGATAATGGCAGAAAAGAAACAATTATTATCTAAAAGAGCAACACTTATGGCGCAACTTATGGAAATAAAAGGAATAGGTAAAATAAGAGCGGCTAAGATAGTAGAAGAAATGGGTTATAATAATGTCACAAAGGCTGTGTGGGGTCAAGTTGTAGCTCAAGCAGCTTTACAAGTTGGTTTGTTTGCTATAATAGGAGCAGTTAAGAAATGGGGAATGGACAGTCACGAGGCAGCATTTGGTGTAGGAGCTTTAGCTGGTATGTTTACTTATTTAGCTTATGCCATGACAGCAGCCGTTATAGCTGGTACAAATGCTCTAAACCCGGGTAATTGGGCTACTTTTGGTTCTTTAGGTGTAGCCAGTACAATAGCTGGTGTAGCTGCTGTTTCAGGAGCTATGGGTGTGGCTACTCGTTCTATGATGAAAACAGATGATATTATAGGAGAACCACCAAGTTATACCGCTGATGAATTTGCTACAGGAGGAAGAGTTATGGCTATGAGGTCTTACGCAACAGGAGGGAGAGCTACTGGAGGTATAGGTGGTACACATTTCCCTGTTATGGTAGAATCGGGAGAATCTATTATATCTAAAACACAAAACATGGCAAATGGCGGGGTAGGTGGAGTTACAATACAAATCCACGGAGATGTTTATGATGGTGAAAACTTCGCTGATAAAGTAGGCCAAGCTTTACCAAACGCACTTAGAAACGCACAAGATAGAGGTACATTTTAATGGCAATATTTAAGAGAGAATTGAAAATTACGACTGAAGAACAGGGCGATGAAATCAAACACGCAGCATTAAGTCCATTGTTAGGAGACTATTTCGATGGTGAAATAAATGTTTTACCTGCAGTAGAAAATAATATATATGGTGAAATAGGACCACAAGAGATACCATTAGGTAATAGCGTAGCTAATAGTTTTTATTTATTAGAAACTCCTGTTAAACGTCCTCCAATATTTGGTGAAGCAAAATTAGTTGGAATGGATTTACATGTTAAACATAGTAATATTAATTATAAACAAGAAAATAATTTAGCAGATATAGAAGTTTATAAATTTGATAAAGAAATACCTTCTTTAGGTGTATTTCCAAAATTATCATCGGATGGTTCTAAAGTAATAGTTGGTTCAACAGGTCCTAGTACCAGTAAAATGGTGGAGAAATTTGATGGCCAGACTGGTTGGGGTGGAATTGAAAATTTGAATACCACTTCTAAATCTTCTAGCTCGAGACGTTCGGATGATGATTTATATATAACTTTGGAAGATGCTTGGTATATACAAGAGAATGAATCTTCAGGAGTTCCTGATGGTAATCAACATGCAGATGGTTTAAGTAGTAAATCATCATTTAGGAAACAATATTGCCATTGGGATGATAATATAGGAGCTTATATTATGCCATTAGAGAAGACTGGTTATATAAGAAAAGATATGTTGTCACCGAAAAATGGTATGAGATGGAGTAAAGATTTTGCTATTAGTCGAGCGTATTATGATTATGAATTTGCTGTGGCAGAAGATAGAGAAAAGGATTTTAAACGACCTGTTGTAAAACATACAGGAGATTGGAGAACTACACTTACTAAAGAAACAGAATTTGCAGACGCTCCAGTTATTACAACCGAACATACTATGCTTAGTGATGTTAGACACACACCTAATGTCTTAGGAACTGTAAAGGAAGACGGTCAAGATGTTAATGTTCTATTTGGAGAATCTACACCTGTATTTTCAACAGAAGGAGAACCACCTTCTGGACAAGCTTGTGTAATGAGAAATAGATGGACCAGTAGGTTAGATAAAGAGCATAAATTTTCCTTTGGAGAAACAAGTATACCATATCAATCTCAAATGATTCAAATGCGTTTACCTTATCCATTACACATAGCAAGACAAATAGATACTGACCAAGCTCTTGATTCAATGTGTGTTTCTATAAAATTCTCTATATTAGCTTTAACTAAATATCATAGAAGTAATGTCAATCAGGGTTTAAAAGCAGATGGTTCAGCCTCTGCTGTTACCGGATGGGAATTCGGTGCTTGGGAGGATAAGTGGCCTAATGTAGGCAATTACGGACACGAATGTCAGGAAGGTCATAATCTATTACGTTCTATTATAATGATGACTTCTACAAGTCCTCCTGCTCAAGACGAATGTTTCGCTCAATATATTTATCGTTTAAATAAAACTGGCGTATCCCCGGGTAATCCAAATCATATAGCTGACCAATATAATACAACAGCTAATTGTAAACAGTATTATAATGGTATAGGTTTTGTAAGATGGGGTCAAGGCGCTTCAGACGATACTGAAGAAGGTGAAATTAAAATAATTAATTCTGGTAAAACTCTAACAGGTAATGATTCTCAATATTGGCAATCAAACTGCGTTACACCAGTTAGTACTAAGGGAAAGAATTTTGGACCTTATACTAATCCACCATTTATTAAGAAAGCCACAACAGGTAATGGTGGAGAATTCGTTCTAAATACTGCAACAATACCAGCAAATGATGCAACCGTACCTTTAAGTTCACCTACTGATAAAGTTAGAATTGGTTCATATATACTTAACGATGCTGACGGAGGGGGGAATCAAATAAGATTTGTTCCACACACCGAACAACATGGTAGCGGAAGTCGCTCTTCAACAAAAATTTACTTTGATAGAACTGTTTCAATTGTTGGTAACTCAACTTATGACTCTAATGGTGGAAAATTTATGGTTAAGTTTGTAGAAGGTGATATGAATGGATATATAGCTAAAATTGCAAGTTCTACCGCAGAGAGCGGCACAGGTAGCGGCGACGACGCAGCATATATAACTCTTGATGATAGTGTTTATCAAACAATAAATCAAAGTGATGAATTTATTATAATTAATGGTAAATGGCCTAAAACATCTGTATCAGGTAAAGATTATATGAGAGAGAAGCCATGTTATGTAGAAAGTATAAATACAGGTTTAGATGGTAATGCTGTTGAATCTTTTGAAATGTCTTCGTCCACAGGAACAGGGCCCGATTCTGCCGAAAGAGTTGGTGGCAGTGATAAAATAGTATTTAATCGTGGCTACCCTTATCCAGACGCTATAGAAAGTGTAGTTGGTCCCGGCAATAAAAAACTGATGAAAACTGAAGAATGGTATACACTTAAAATGTTCTTCAATGATAGGAGTGAACGCCATGACGGTACATCAGTCACAGAAGGTGGATATATTCGATATGTTTTGTTAGACTCTAATAATAAAGTAGTTTGGACTAGAAGACAACAACATCAAGGTATAGCACAAACAGAAGAAGCTGTAGGTGGAGACCAAAATACTAATAATGGGTACGCTTTTCCATCTTATTTAACTTTATGGGTTAATAATGTAGCAGTAAATGGTGCAACTGGTGAAGGTTCAAATAAAGAATGTGTGGAATCTAAAGGTCCAACACAACAGGGAAAATCACATGCTTTATGGAAGACTGATTCTGATATGGACACAGAAGTTACATTAGCAGTAAGTTCTATTTCATGTGAAGGTTATGAACCAGACACTAAAAATGCATCTTTAATAGGTAGTACAACAAGGGAAGAAATAAAAATATCAGAAAGCACAGATGCACCACTTATTGATACTGTCACTGGACAAAGTGTTGGTACTGGAGATGATGTAGCTAAAGGTTGGTTCCCTCCAGCAGGTTCTTTAGCCGTACATAATACAGATTATTCAGATGTTGCTTCTTTGAATTTACCCGAAGCTATAGGTGAAGGTATGCCAACCTATTTAGACGATGCAACTACTCCTAAAATAGCTCCTACATATTTAAGTTTTGGTTTAACTGATATACTTAGAAATGATATAGAATCTGGCATTATGAAGGAAGATTTACATTTCTATATGGGTAATTACACTGTTGGAAATGGTACGCAAAATGATATTACTGATGATACAAAAAGAATTCGAATAAGAGATTATGGCACTGACGGTTACGAAGGATTAAATGGTGTGGATAATAATACTTCCGATGTTATAGCTTTTGTTTCTACTGACACAGACGCCGTAGCTATGGGACAATGGTTTATAAAAAGAGATACTAATTTAAGCGCTGACCCACATATTAATAATTTGTGTGTATTTGGAGGTGCTGAAACAGGTCAAAAGTTAAGTGTCGATGGTTTTACGAAAAAGGGTTTCTGGACTTTAAAGAGTGGAGTGCAAACTATGGACACTGTTCTTAATTCTGCTACTTGGACTAAACGTGAAAATCCAGCATTTTCTACTAAAATAGTTAAAGTAGATGATGCTAGTAACGGTAGAATAACTGTTAGTAATCCACGGGTATTAGAAGCTTGGGAAGATGAAGAATATATAATATATAGGGCAGGTTTACCTTGGAGTGTAACCGCAGCTAGAGATACAGGAGTAAAAATACAAGCGCAAAATCCAGCTAATTTAAGTGAAAATATACAATTAAAAACTGGAACCTTCAATAAACAATTTCTTAATAGGGCTAGCGAAAGGTGGTTACATGATTTATATATATCTCCATATAGATATTGGATTATTTTAGAAATATATAATCAGGCTGAGAATGGCGATGCTATATTACCAACTAAATCATATGATTATTGTACCGTACATGGAGGTACAGCTAGAAATAGTATACCACCCACTTCTGCTAAACTAGGCGTTACTTACAATGAAACTCTTTACTCTGACACTACTGTAAATAGTAATAGATGGCATGTTACAAAAGGTTCTATGGGAGGTTTAATACATGATGCTACTGATTATGGTTATGGCTCAAAAGCTCAAGGAGATTCAGATAAGTTTTCATCAGATTCTGAAACTGGTAGTGGTTATATAAATAAATATACTCCAGCTAAAGGTTGGAATACTATAAATTTAAATCCTTATATAGAACAGGAAACTAGATTATCTAGAAAGGGAGAAAAAATAAATTTAGCTTTAGTAGCTTCTCAAGAAAGTAAAGGTAGTTCTACAGTTTTAGGTTTAAAATATTACGACACTGGCCTTGGAGAAGATGTAGATGGTAATCTTATAGATAAAACTAAAGGTCGTAATGAACCTTATTTTACATTTTATTATGAAGATGAGTTACCAACGATTGATAATTTTAGAGTGCAACCAGATGAAGCTAACCCATTTTTACCTAGATTTAAATGGGAAAGTGGTGATGATGATTTGTGGTATGGGTTTATTATGATAGATAATAAAGAAATAAAACATCAATATGAGAATGCTGTAGCCCACATACCTCTTAATGAATCGACAGATGAACTTACACATTTAAGCTCTCAAAGGTATGGAACCTCTGGAAAAAATATATCAGGTCCGACATTACTTCCTTATAGATTATATAAATATGATGGTAGTACAGATTCTGAATCTAAACCTTCCAGATATGCTTACGCTAAAAATACTAATGCTGGCGCAGATATAACTTCAATAGGAACTTATGGGTGGACTGGTCAACAAACTGAAGAAGGTTTAGCGGGACCAGCTTTAAACTGTACTGGCAATTCTACAGACCAAGGAATATCAACCAGTAGATTTATAGAATTTTATGCAGCAGGTTCAAAAAGTGGAGGTGGTTTACATCCAACGAGTAGGAGCACTGCTAAAGGTATGGCCCGACAAGGTGGTTATTATCAACCTAATGATAATTTTAGTATATCTCTTATATTTTCTTGTGATGATATATCGGCACAAAGAACATTATTGTCTAAATATAATGAATATGAAATATATATAGGAACGGACGGTTTAGTATATGCTAAACTTTGGCCCGCTTCTGGTACCACAGTTCTTTTAACAAGTTCTTCTATAATACAAACAGGAGAAACTCCTTATAATGTTATAGTAACATTTGCAGAAGGTTTATCCACAGGTAATGCTAAATTGTATATTAATGGTAAATTAGAAGACCAAACTGGTAAAAAGACAACGGCAGGTTCAGAAAATAATTGGAAAAATGGACAAAAATTAGCCAGAACATTCGCTACAATAAGCGCTAATGGATTGGATGATAATTCAAATACAACAGGAACCTCTTTAACTATAGGTTGTCAGGGAGTGGCGGCTGGCGCTGGTCCGGCAGTTGGAACAAACCCTCATTCTGGTACTTTAGAAGAAATAGTACTATATGACACTGTTATTTATCCAGTAGTTCCTACCACAGGAGAAATGTTAGGTTTAACACCATTTAAAGAATTAACTTCTAACAGTGATATCGCCACAGGACAAACTGTAGGAGCAAAATTATTTGTGAAAGATTATCATAATATTAGAGGAACTTCTGTTTCAGAAGTAGCTTCCTCAAGTTTAATATCAATTAAGAAGGGAGGTCTGGGTCTTTACACCAGTTAATTATGGCAATATATACACCAACAGATTTTGTTATATCAGTTTATGAAACAAAAACCTTAGCAGAACAAGGAGATGAAACAAATGCATTATATGTATTTAGAAATGTAGGAGATGGAGCTTCGGATTCCTCTAACCCCGCAGTATCTAATGGGTCTCAATTTATAGCAGGCACTGCAGATGGAAACACCGTAAATAAACTTATAGATAGTGCAGCAGGTTTTAGTGATAGATTATTAGGTAAAACTGCTAGAAATTTAACAGATAATACAGAAGCTGTAATCACTAGTGTTGATAGCGCAACTCAATTAGGTTTTGCTTCTGATGTATTCCCTGATGGTAATGAAATATATCATATAGAAAAACCCGGTTTCTATTTTACTTTTACTAAATATTATTATCGTATACAAGCTAATGATATAGTTAAAGGATTTATAATTGATTGGGATGATGGTGAAGATAATTCCCCAGAAAAAGCTAATAGACAAACTATTATGTTAGATGAACCTAATAGTTGGGTGGTTGTAGAGCACACTTATACAAAACATGGTAAGTTTTATCCAATGATTCGTACTATAAGTGTTGACGGTTTTTATTCGAAATGGTATGTATCTCACGATGCTAAGAATAGTTTAAGTTCTATTGAAGAACAATATAGTAATCTTTCTGCAGGACAAAATGATTGGTCTAATATTTCTTTAGATGTTCAACATTCTGTAAGTACTTCATCTAAACCCCGTATTCCAGAATTTGTTCCAGCTAATGTACCTCCTATTGCTAACTTACAAGTTGACCGAAAGAGTGTCTTTTCTGGAATAGATAATTCTAAAATAAGTGGTAATGCTATAGGTTATATTCATAGTCCTCGAAATGTTTCGAATTTTACAGACGCTTTAGAAGTTATATATAAAACTACTACTGGTAGAATACTTAAAGAAACTATAGATGGTATAAACAATACCCAATTTCCTTCTGACACGTCAACAAATGGTTATTTATCAGAGGTATTGAGTGTTAAAATAATAAAAATGAAGGAAGGTACTTCTACAAGTACAGATTTATTAGGACCTGACCAACGTATATACATATTATATCATACTTCTTCACCTTCTGTTACTTCAGATGAAGTAATAACTATGGTTTCTTTAGGAAATCCTATTCAAACCCTCGATAGACCGGGCTTTTCTGTTTTAGCAGACGGGTCTATGTCACAAACAAAATGTTCTAACGTTAGTATTTCTAAATATATATTTGATACTGGTAAGTTACAAACTTCTACCGACACTGGCGAATGGTTTGTAAAAAGTGACCCTGATGAAATTTCTGATGTTATAATAGGTAACGGTACTTCAGACTCAGAATTTGCACAAACTAATGACAAAAAGAGAATACATTATTCATTTAAACCTAATACATCTGGAGGTCACGTTATTGATAGTGATAATAAAAGATTTTATAATGAAGAACGTCTGATTAGATTACAAGTTAAAGATTCTTCTGAAGATACCTTTGCGGATACATCTACTCTTTATTACGATGCGGATAGTGTACAAGATACTAGTTTAGATGTTGGTAACCAAACTGGTATGGGTAATTTACGAGGTTGGAAATATAAATGGACTTCTGGTACAGCATTGGCAGCAGATATGACTGGTATAATAGTTGCTTATGGTTCCTCTAGTCTATATAGTCAAATTTATTACAATTTCTGGGGAGTAACACATTTAAAAATTGGTAGTGAATATATGAGATTTTGGGGTCTTAGTAGGAGGAGGCATTCATCTACTGGCGCTTGGTATTATATATTAGCGGTTAGACGTGGAGTAGGTGGCACAACTGCAGCTTCTCATGCAGCAGGTACACAGATAAATAAAATATCTAGAAGATGGAGAACGCCTGATACTACCAAATATTCTTTTATAGAACATTTCCAATATAGTATGTATGCAGACGAAGTTAACAGACCAGAAAATTTAAGAAGTCGAGGTTTATTATTAAAGGCTCATTCAGCTAGCGCATCAGGAGCTAATACACTTGGAGATGAGGTTTGGGCTCTTAAGAGTTCGGAAAATAACCAGAATTATTTTGCAGAAGAAGGTGCAGCTGATGGTAATGACGGATTATTATTTGGTGGTATAAAAAAGTCAGCTGATTATTCAACTATAAATGCCACTCAATTAACTCATGGTGGTACAAATGGACATAGGAAACGCCCTTCTAATTGGCTGCTATGTTGTAAAACAGATAAATTTAATAAATTATTTTTTAGAATGACTAATGAATATGTTACAATAGACACTGAGAAATTTTCTAATGATATATGGCCAGATAAAACTGACGCTAATATAATTTTATATTACACTGCACTAGAAGACGAAACAGGTAGTACTTATATATGGAAACCTTTACCTTTTGTTGATGGTACTTCTAGTAATAATCAAGAAGGTCAATCTTTAAGAAAATCTGGTAGTATAACCTTTAATATGCCTAACGATTGGGTTAAAGTTAAATCTTCTGATATAACAAGTTGGGCAGGTGATACAGGTAATCCAGTGCCTGAACAAGAAGCTGGTAGTGTTGGAACAGAAGAAGAGTCTCCTGCTAATTATTGGCAAGATGACATGTATGGTCTTTTAATAGGTATAGCTGTCAATGGAGAATTAACAGATTGGCAAGATAAGGTAAATTGTAATTATATGTTACCTTATAATAATTCACATTCAAGTGTAATCACTATTAAAGACCCTCATCATAAATCTTTAAATGATATAACAATAGCTCAAAGTATTTCATGGAATAGACAGTCCAGATTAATGAATATAACAGATAGGTTAGGAAGAAATGAAATTCGTAAAATAGGAGCCGAAGGAGGTAAAATAACATTTGGAGGTGTAGAATTGGGAGGAGACAGTTATACAACCACTAAAGCAGCTATTATGCGTTATCAAGAAGAATCTGTACCAGTTTATTTAGATGTAGAAAGGACAAATGGGGATTTTATAAGATTTTATGGCGTTATAGCTAGTTTAAGTGAGGACGTACCTGCCGGTAAAGCTACACCTAAATGGGGAGTTAGCATGCAAGTAGAATATATAGCTCAATTTACATCTAGTGGTTCTTGGATTAATAATGGATTGATTTCCCTTGGTGGTGAGGTTATAGATGAGCCAAAATACTTATTGTAATCCTAAAATTTTTATTGATGATGAAGAAATAAAAACAGTATCTAGTATTTCATATAGTACTAGTGTAGGTACTATGAGCTCTTTAAGTGTAACTTTTTCTAATACAAATTTAGAAAATAAAGATTTTTTTAATAAAAGTATAGAATTTTTCCTTAATGATGGTTCTGAAGATAGTTCTCCTATGTTTAGAGGGTTGGTAAAAAGTTCTACACTTGCTACAGAAAGTATTAGTGTTAGAGCAGTAGACATTAGAACTCTTATTTCTGGTAATGATTCTTTTAAAGTTGTTATAGATGATACAAAAAATTATGATGGACAAACTATTATGCAATTTTTAATAGACGTTATAGACAATGAAATGGAAAATAAACCTTCTTGGTTTTCAACACACGCTACAAATGATATGGATAAACCAGTTTTTATGACTGGTGAGAGAGGAGTTATATCTCCTTATGACAAAGTTAAAGAGTTACTTTCTAAAAAATTAGATTCAGATGATTTAACTGATGTAGGTGAATATTTCTTTGATGTATTTCACGATGGTGAAAAAAGTAGTATTATAGTGAAAAAAACTAGAAAAGCGGATATAAATAATTACGATTATAGTTTAACTTATTATTCAGGTATAATTGAAGATAATATTACTAATAGACCTTCTCCTAGTTATGCTATAGGTGAGTCAGAGGATGGTTCTAGAGTTAGATTAGATTATGGTAATGCCCCTCAAGGTAGTTACGGAACTACAATAACTGGTAATTTTTCTAGTAGAGGTGAAGCAAGAGAGAAAATGTTACCCTTTTTATTATCTAAACAAGATTCCGAAAAGGAAATATCTTTAAAAATTAGTTCACATTATTATGCTGAGTTAGGAAATATTATTAATATAGATGTGCCAAATGAAAATTTAGCAGGACAATATAGAATAACCTCGAAGAATATATCTTTTAATAATGATTCGGTAGACTGTCGTTTATCGTTAAATAAGAAACCAGCTACAATAAAAGATTATTTAACTTAATTATACACTAGCTACTAAAATTTCTACATCTATATTTTCAGAAAGAGGGTCTACTAGAAGACTTTCTAAATCGTTTAAAGACGTTACTATACCAGCAGCGTCATCATCTAATGATATACCGTCGTGAACAGTTCCTAATATAAAACTCTCACCTGCTTTAACTAGAACAGTTGTAGAAGCGTTTGCCGTAGCATTTTCAGCTAACGCTACTTGTAAAGAAAGATTCATAGGATTAGTATCGTCTAAATTTGTTACTCTTATATATCTTACATTTTCCAAATCTATAGCGCCGTCAGCTGTGTGTGTATCAGTTCTAAAAGTAGCAATAGTACAATCACTATCGTCCACACATCTTACTATTCTTTTGTAAACTTCCTTTATACTTGCGAAGGTTACAGTGTTTGTAGCACCTTGGTCTGTTCCATTTAAACTAATAGATTCCGTTACTGTTACAGTTAATGTAGCAGGCGTTACCGTAGTTGCCATATTTATTTATAACTCCTTGTAGTATTTAAAGCTTTCCCTATCTAGTCCAAGATTTACTTCTAATAGCACTATTTCCACTACCAGTTCTAGGAACCATACTCCCTGTATCTGCTTCACCGGGATTAATGGTGCGTAAAACTATAGAACCAGCTTCTGCGTTAGCATTCATATTCGCACTATCATTAGTTCCATCGCTACGTATACCAGCTGTTCTTCCCATTTTTCGAGCTTGACCAGTTATATCATTTTCAGATGTCACACTTATCACCAGTGCAAGCGTATTCCTTAGAACCGCCAGTTTCGTCCTGTAGTTCATAATCGGAAAGCTTGCTATAGTTAATTACGGGGAGGTCCTTTATAAGCCTTTTGTAAGTTCTAGCGTCAATTTCTTCATAAGGAGCTAGTTCATAATGACCACCATCGTAAGGTAAAAATGAGACACCATTTATAATATCCCAATTCTTATATACCCAATTACCTACTTCAAACCACTCATCTTCCCTAACATACACAGTCATACTAGCGTTATGTTCACACCAATTATGTTGAAGGTTTTTATAATGTCTTAATTGTTCTAAAGCAGTTACATCTTTACGAGTAATACAACCATCAGGTGATTTAACTGGAAATTCTAAAACCCAAGTAGAAGCGTCTTCTTTTGTTTGTCCTACTTCAGGAGTTGCTTTTATTCCACTATCTTTCATTAATCGAAATAATGGGTCACGGGAAGATATCCTATAACGACGGATATAGTATTGAGAGTATCTCGGATGTACTCCAGACGCAGAGTCAACAAGTTGTGAAACTGTACCACTAGGCTTCACACAGGTAGTCGCAACTGGCACATTTATATCTAAGACTTTAGCAGCCTTTCGAGAAATGCGCAAAACACGGCTTCTAAGGGCCTTTAAAGCGTCCGATGTCAATACCGAAGGGTTATCCATTTGACCTGTTAAACTAACGCCTAAAAGCCGTTCTACGTCACAATTCTTTTTCCATGAATCCCTGAGATAGGGAAAATAGGTAAAAGTGCTTTGTATGACACCAAGCCATGTGGCAGTCTCAACTTTGTCTAAGAGCGAATCTAAGTCATCGTCTTCTCTCACCACTACTTCCGAAAGGTTACAGAATTCCATATCCCGCAACATTATTTCTCCACAGGGGTTTGTACCCTGTATTAGAGGAGCGTAACGTCTTGATGGAGCTTTGCTTTGTGCAGCATTTAGATTAAATATACCTCTTTCACCAGTGCCTGATAGAGCTAAGGAGCCCCATTCTCTTAAAAATTCAGCAGCGGAAGGCTTTTCCCTGTATATAGCGCTGTTATTTGCCATAGCGCGTTTAATAGGGAAAGGCCAAACCTTTGCATGTCGCATGTCATCGTCATCAAGGTCACTCAAAGAGATTTGTGAGCTGCGACGTACTCCACCCACTACTACGATTTCAGCAATCTGATTACAAATATCGTGAGCTTCTAACGTTGTGAGCTTTCGACCTTGGGCGTTGTGCATGGTTTCACGAATGAAATCATGTAACTTTATTAAGGGTGCAGGGCCTGATGCTCTACCACCCATTGTTCTGAGGCGAGCCCCCTCTGGTCTTATTATTGAATAATCAAAATATATATTTTGCCCATCATATAGGTTCTGCATGAGCATTTTTACAGAGTCCGCCCACCCCGCTTTAGAGTCAAATATAGGTATTTTTTCTAAAGCCTGTCCTGATTTAATAACTGGTATAATAGGTAATTGTTCTACCTCTTCTTTCTCTACTGAGAAACCAAAACCAGTTCCACACATGAGTATATATAGACATTCTGCGAAAGCCTCTACAGAGTTAATTTTTGCAAATGCACAATTATAAATACAAGTGTTATCAAATTGAGCTGCTGGACCTGCTGCCCATAAAAATCTCATAGAAGGCATGACTGAAAATTCTGTCATATACTTTCTAATTTTACTTATTGTTTTCTCTGGAATATCTGGTCTTTTTGAAATTAAAAAAGTTATTAATCTTTCTATAGTTTCTGGCCAGTCTTCCCTTCTATTTTCCTCTTCCATCCATCTGGAATAGGTTCTTTTATATATGAATTCTGCTACTTCGTTCTTAAACATTTTATCATTCCTTTGCGGTTCATTATTATAGTTTTTGAGACTATAAAAGGGTTTGCTTACTTGTAATTAGTTAAAGTTCTTTTAACACAACCACAAGGTTTTTTACAGTTGCATTTAGCTGATTGAGTTGTTGTAACCATTATACTACAGTTCCAACCGAATATGCTACTGCAGTTATATGGGGGAATACATCACTTTCAACACTTACAGTTATAAATGTTTTACTTTCATCCACCATTCTTGTTATAATATTATCTAAAGTTTCACTACAAGCTTCTGCTCCGCCTTCAACAGTTATAGTAATTTTATCATCACTGACAGCAGATGCAGTTGAACCTGAAACAGGGACAGGTACACTAACAGTGCCTGTAGGATTCGTAGCATTTCTAACATATACATCTATATTAGTTGCACTTGTTACATATAAAGCTGTTACATCTTCTATACGATATGCATGTTGGTCAGTATCGCTATCTACGAATTTAATAAATCTTACCATTATTTCTTTTTCCTAGTGTATTTACGTTTAGTAGTTTTACGTTTAGCTGGTGCTTTGCGTTTTTTGTTATTACGTTTTCTAGCTGCTGCAGCTTTACGTCCTTTCTCAGGGTGTAATTTATTATGTTGTGCTGGTGTAACCTTCTTTAGATTACTTTTTCTAGCAGTTCTAGCGTTGTGTACTCCGGGTTTACCTTTTCCACCTTTACCACCACTCTTGTGGTGTACTACTTCACCTTTTCCTGCATTAGCTTTTCTTCTATAATAGTGAGCGGATTTACCACCTTTCCATGCACCATTCTGTTTACCAGTACGGGCCATTGGGGATTTTTTATTCCATCTCTTTTTTCTATTTGCGCTTGTATCTTTGAACTTTTTTCGTGCCACGTTTGGCACCCCCTTTTTTAGCTTTACTCTTCACTTTCTTCGGGAGCTTCTTGTTCTTCGGTGTCTTCTTCGACCACTTCTTCGCCATTTTCGGCTTCTTCTTGTACAGATACTTCCTCTGGGCTTGACTCTTGAACGGCATTTTCTTGCTCTCTTGTTCTTATAAATTCATTCCATTGGTCCATCGCTTCTGTTTCATTTAAATATTCAGATAGATAATTTTGAAGTTGATTCAAATGCGCTTGCAATGATTCATAGTTTCTAGTCCTTTGTATAAGATAATTGAATGTATCCAATGTACCTTCCGGACCTGCTATTGCTTCATTTTCATCTACCCATTGCTCTAACGTTTCAATACGTTTTTTCAGTCTTGTTAAATTTGCTGACATATTTATATACCTCTTTATTGCTATTTAAAGCTTTTCCTTATTTACAGGTTTCATCCGTACAAATACCCATATCTTTCAAACGGGCACGTCCGTATCTTTTCACTTCTTTCATTTGCATCAGTCGTATTTGCTTACCTGCACGAGTTGGGTCATCTTCATACCACCCATAATCTCCTGCTGGTTCTTTGTAAATACTACGAAATACAAAAGATATATCGGAGTCTCTCCAACCTGCATTGAGTAACTCCATAGCAATCACATTATTTTCTTCGTGACTGCTGTGACCTTCATCTATTTTTCGCTCTATTAGTTCCATTACACATTTTCTTGGAGGTTTAATGTATTGTCCTCTTCTAATATAACTACTTTCGTGAGTGTCTTTTTTTCTAATTTCACTCAATAAATATTCTACACTATTACTAACTGTGTGTGGAATATCATGTAAATCACACACGAAATCTAAAAAATCTCGTAATGCTCTTTTACTTTTACTTGTTTCTATTTCTTCTACGTTAGGAAGCTTAGAAGCCTCCATAATTTCATCCATGCTAAGACTAAGTATTTCCTTAGATGGAAACTGACGACAGTAATATCCATTTCTTTCTCCTGTTAATTTAGATACATAAGCAGTATTAGGATAACGCCTCATACATGAAACAGTGTTTTTAATACATACTTCATCTAAAGTTTTTAACTTAAATTTATTTTTTATGTGTGTGAGATATTCTCGTATAGCTTGTCTTTTTAGACTATTAGGTAGTTCTAATGGACACCAAAAATCTATATTCATTTGAAAACCTCTACCACCTGTAAAATAAATACGTGGTTCTATATTATTAGGTTTACAGTATTTTCTATAAAACTTTCTTACATCTCTTAAACAATTTTCTATCTTTTTATTATCATCAAAATCAAACCATATGGTATTCAGAACTGCACTTGTGTAATCTGTTTTACCCCCTTTTTCATATAAATCATCAAAGGTATATACACTTACATAACAGTTTTTCTTTCCATCATACTGTTTCTTTTGTTCCTCAGCTTCTTCTACACTAAAACATCTAGCTATTCTTGCTGGTATTCCGAATTCTCTGTAATACATTTTTTCCATTCCTCAAATAATTCTGCAATTATACTTACATTCTCATCATAATTATAATATTTTGCATTAGCTGGTGTTTCATTAACAAAAACTGGATAGTCTGGTCTGTCGAATATTAATCTATCATAAGGTATTTCGTTTAATTCTAACCAAGTTTCAGTAGCCAATTTAACAGCTAAATCATTTGGTCTATTACACCATATAACTATGAGATGATTATTTCCTTTTAACCAATGCATAAATTGTGATACATTAGCTATAGGTTTACAACTTTTTATATAATCAACTATACCAAACTGTATACCTTTGGCTGGGGTGCATATAACTCCATCTAAATCAAAAACAAAATGCATTATTCTGCAGCAGCCTTAATAGCAATAATATCTTTTTTATTTACTATGACAGTTCCTTTCTCTCCAGTTAAATAGACGAAGTTCTCATCGTCTTGTGTTATCTTTCCTCTTCCAACTTTCGTTTTATCTTCTTCTTTCCATACTACCTTACAGTCACCTAAATCTTGCAAAGGTGGCGTTAGGGATTTCGCTTCTTTCTCTTCCATATGTATTCACCGACCATAAGGTCATATATTTATAATGAACAGTACTATATAAAGCTATCGTCGTTAAATAAACTCCATCAAACTCTTTTGTTTACTGTCTATTAAGGTCAAAGGTGGGTTTTTCTTACACCAATCGTCTAATTGAAATTTTTTCAGTAACTTAGTAATTACATCCCAATGATACTTCACATCAAGGTCTACTTTACTACTAACCAACTGTTCTATTTTATATCCATTCTTTGTTTTGTAATAGGAGAATGTTGTACCAATTTCAGGATTCATACCTATTTCTTCTCCTTGAGTAATCATTTGAACTATAAGGTCATTTTCAGATTTATAGTCTTCTTTATTTCTATTCATACTTCTTCGTTGTAAGAAGTCTTCTAACTCATAATCATCCATAGAATATAAATTCTCTATAAATGTTGTATTAATTTTATTATCTAAACGAGCTTCTATAAGTTTGTCTAATGTTTTTATATAGAATTTAGAACGTGAACGACTTTTGAAAGTGCTACCATGTTTAGTTAAACTTCCATCTTCATTTCTAAGAACGTAATTACCTATTTGTAACCAAAATCCTTCTTTGAATACGTCTTTATCCATTCTAATCCATTCGTCATTAGAATCAGGGAATTTATTTTTTAATAATAATCTTAATCTATTTGTTAACCAGTCTACATCTATATCGCAATTTGTATTTATACCATCTGTGTGTACATATACAACACTATCTTCACCATACTTATTTCTTATTAATTCTACACCAGATAGTAATAACCATCTAGCTACAGCGGTTATAGTTATACCTACTCCCATATCTCCATAAGAAATATAAGGATTTGTATTTGCACCATAGAATGTATTTACCATTATCTTTAATGCGTTACTTTTACTATTAGCTTCTTTAGTTTTTAGTTTTTTCCAAGGCTTTCTCATTTCCATGAACTGCTCAGAAATTTTATATAATACGCTTTTATCGCTGAAATCTAGTTTAACTAATACTCTTTTATTTATTTTATTATCTGGTATATACGCTATATCATCTTTAAATTCTATTTCATCCTTGTAATCTTCATAACCTACTATTTCACTCTTATCTGGTCCTAAGTTTAAAGCCATAGCAATAGAAGGATAGAAACCAGAAAAATCAGCTTTATAATTATCTTTATGGAATCCCGGACTATATAACTCTATATGCGCTGCTTGAAAATTACCCCTATCTGATTTAAATATCTCAGGATGTCTTTCTTTATTAAAATCTAATGTGAGTATATCTTGTTCAAATAATCCTCTTCCTTGAAGTATTTTAGTAATGAAACTAGCTGGGGCATTTACATATGTTTCCAATGGAACGCCTAAAATTTCAGCTGTATATTCTATCTGAGGGAAGTAATGTTCGTATAGATGCTTTGTACAATCTACATCAGACAATACATACTCTTCTATTTCTTCTATAGAGTAGTCTAATAAATCTTTTCCATCGAAAGAGAGTTCTACTGGTGTTAAACCAAAAGCTTTCGAAACGCTTTTCAATCCGCGGGGTAACCCGGATAAAGAATAATCAAGTCTAGCCCACCTGAGTAAATCAATATGCACTCTACCTCCTGCTTTCATTTTAAGGTCGTGTTGATTCTTAGGTGGTTCCCAACCATACTCAGTACCATCTCTATTTAGTAATTTCTTATAGTTTTCTAATCCATGGTATCTTGCTCTATGTAATATCTGCGGAATATCATACCCTACATGATTCCAACCATATATAATATCTGGGTCATACTCTTTTATATATTCTGCAAATTTAATTATAACATTTTTATCGTCTTCTCCATCCCATAATAGGACGTCCCTCTCTCCTGTTGAGGTGACAATTCCGATTGCCACCACTGGGTACTTTTCCCCGAACGGAAAACTACCATCAGGGCTATGCGTTTCAATATCAAACCCTAAGCATTTTAATGGGGCTTCATTAGGGAAGTCTAAAAAGAACTCAGGATGCTCAATACAGAGTCTCTCAAGTAGATGCTCCCTACCACCTTCGAATAAAGCATTAGGAGCTATGATATCTCTATTAGGCACATAGGGGACCTTAGTTAAGCTCTGTGGCTCTGTATAGCCTAATACTCTCTTAGTAGAGCCCTCGGGGTGCGATACGTAGTAATAAGGTTGATACGGAACAGTTGCAGCCTGTTTATGACCGTTACGATACATAAGGCACTGGAGTTCGCCTGTCTTCATATTGCGTGTGTTAGGGGATAGTATCCCGATTAATGGTACTTTCAATTATTCTCCTAGATTTCTTTGGTATTCCATTTCTCTACATTCGAAACAAACGTCGTCATCAAAGTTTGTATTATGTTGTCCACATTTAGTACACTTTCTAAATTTCATCTCTTGTCTCCAGAACCCTTCAATACATCTCGAGCTTTTCTGTCTGCGAGTTTTTGAAAGTTTCTGTGGAGCACTTCCTGATGAGTTAAATCATAGTGGTCCATTAACCTTGCGAGATACCAACATACATCACCTAACTCATCAAGTTTGTCAGTAACCTTCTTTCCATCTCCACGTATTTCTTTTTTAAATTTACCAAGTAGTTCACCTACTTCACTAGCCAATCCGAGCATTAAATACTCTTCTTCTTTTTCTTCAGGGTAGACCGCAGTTGTTTTGGTCCAGTCCTGATATGTTGCCCAATCCATTTCTCTTTGTTCCTGTGTTAATTTTGCATAATGTTCTAATTCTGTCATTTTTCACCTAATATTTCTTCTGCTATTTTGTTATACATTTTGTTTGCCATTAATATAGGTTGTCTTAATTTAGGGTCTATATAATGTAAACCTTCCATACCTTTCTTAAGTTCTTCTCTAAACATATTAGCATATAGAGTATGGTTATCTGTTATATAATGGTATCCCTTTGCTACATCTTCTTTATAATCTCTCACAAAGTTAATTATTTGGTATGCCCTACCTAAAGACCTAGCGTATTGGTCTGCTTGAGAAGGACAACCAAGTATACGAGCCATCATTAAACCTACTGATTCAGAAGACCCTTTACAATATTCTAACATAGATTGTACTGTATGCTCTTTTTGAACTAAATCAGTAAACATAGATTGATGAAAGTCTTGAAGCCATTCTCCCTTGAATTCATATTTATCACTTACTTCGTGAAAATTTTCTATTACCTTTCTCCATTCCTTAGTGTTAAATAAATCTCCACCTTCAACCATTTCGTCTATTACTCTCAGGTAAGAGTAAAGTTTATATATATCTTCCTGTATATTTTCAGGCCATTCCTTTACGCACTCAATAAATGTAGTGCTATATTTTTTCATTATTTCTTCCATTCCAATCTCCATAATACATATTCAGTCATAATAAATGTCCAAAACATTCCAAATATAATTATATCTAAATGGTTAGGACTATTATATTCAGTTAACCAATTTATCATAATTTTATATCTCTATATTCGTCTGCAGATAAAAAACCTGACAGTGTTCCTCTTCCTGCTATATTTCTTCTCATATATCTAATAAAGTCTATTGTTACTTCTAATCCTTTATCTTCTAATTCTTCATTTATAAACTGCAAATGATTTATTAAATCTTCTATTACTATCATCCTGCTGGTCCTTTATTATATTGTGGCATATCATCGAACATACCTTGGTCTGCTGCTATCTGTATTAATAATATAGCATCTTCTATAGCTGACGAACAAGCAAGATGAAACATTTCTTCTGAATTTGGTTCAGCACCAAGTATTTCACTCTTATGTTCCATAGCCATTTGCTGATGAAACATACTAGAATGTTCTAATAAGGAAAGCCACTTGCCTCTTTCTTCTTCTGTATTATCTGCTGTCAATTTTTTTGATTTTTTCGATATCTTTTTCATTGTAGTCTCCTGTTGCTAATAATAAAAACTTTGTCATATCTCCATCCCAAAGCTTCTCGTCGTCTTTACTTTTAAAAGGAGGTGTAACGTCTTTATCTATAGTTTCTATATCTATCGCTGTCTTTGCTCCTTTACCCAGTTTAATGTTGTCCCCACTAAACGGGTCAACAATCTCGAAACTGCCACAAAAGCGCCCAGTGTATTCGCTACTGATTTCAGGCCACTTTTCTCGTACAAACTCTTCTGTTTTTTCAATTAACTCACTCCATTGTATCTTTTTTGAAGGGTCACTAATTAAAGGACTCTTAAAATATTTAGTCTTACCTTTCTCAGTTTCATCCATTTCTAAGAAACCAGTCATCACTAATGCGGAAAGGACTGGTCTTAATTTAGTGAAAGGTAATCCTGCTCTTTTTGCTTCTTTCTTTATTTCTGCTTCTGTTAATTTAACAACGTCAGCAGACATCCCAAATTTGTCTAATGATGTATCTGGGAATAACTGTAATATATCTGTACCATGACTAGGCATATGAAGACATTCGGAGATAAAAGTGTCTAAATATATGCGTAGCGCCAACCAATTATGTTTAGGTGTAACTAAACCATAAGTCACACCATCCCGTTCTACCCGTAATATTTCATCGTCATAGAACCTAGCCACAGCGTTTATTAGTTTTAATAAGTATTGAACCTTAGAACGTGATACTGGAAATATAGATGGTATTGCTTCCATTAGGAAAGGCGCACAGGGATTGCGTAGTTGCATAGCGCGTTCATCGTCCCTGCGTCCTATTGCGTCTAACATATGCTGTTTCAAACCACTGATTTCATCATCACTCATAGTGAGTAACTCTTTCTTAGGAAGAGCAACATGCATCAACTTATGTTTAATAACGCTTTCTGTTTGTTTAGCAGTAGGATTAGTGTGCCCAATCATACATCTGCGTTCCAATTCAGCGTCAAAATACGCTGAACCTTTATCATTTTCCACTGCTACACACATAAAGACAAATTTTGGATGTAACGTCTGTTCCACCGTTTCACCAATAGTGACATCCGTTCTTTTCCTGAACGCTGGACGGCCATCACCCCATGTCTTTATAACTTCCATTACACCTTCTGGTAATTTCTGAGCTTCAGGTATCGCTACAAAGCGCGCCCTGTTTATCTTCTCAGCTTCATACCATACGGCCGTTTCGGAAAGGTGTTCTATTGTGTGGTAATATTCAGTCGGTAGTAGATTGAAGACGGCATCCATTATCACTGTCTTTCCAGTTCCACTATACGCTTTAATTACCATATTGTTATCCTCTAATAAGTAAGCTAAAGCAGAAGTAACTGCTAATTTATCTTCACCTATTATAGGATTAAGTTCACCTTTCTTATTACGTACATTATGAAAGTATCGTACTAAGTCATGTAATTCGTATTTCATTCTTTCTCATTTAAATATTTAGACACTAATTTTATACTATCTCTCAATGATTCATTATCGGTATTTTCAGCTACTTCAAAATCTAAATCCGCTAACATCATTTTAGCTACCTTTGGTGTCATATAATTTAATATAATACTCATTATATGTATTGCTTCAAGTCTTGTTGTTACCATATACCTATAACCCCGCAACTCTATTTAAAGCTACCTGTAAGTAATTATCTGACTGGTCAATAGTAATAATCCCTCTACCAAGTCTCAATGCTGATGCAGCTGTGCTACCTGTTCCACAGAACGGGTCAAGCACTACATCGCCTTCATTACTAGAAGCTTTGATTAATATATCTAATAACTCTTCAGGTATTTGATTCATTGATGAAATACCGTCAGGAGTTCTAAACTTCTGCTTCTCAGGATGAGTATGTTGCACTACATTAATGTCTGTAAACCAATCATAACTTGGCCTTCCGGCTCTACCATGCTTTTTAATTGCTTCCTGAACGTGCTTCTGCTTTAATGAGCTTTCAGGATAAGGGATTAGTATATCTTCCCCATTAAATGTATAGTCTTTCTTATTCTTGGTAAAGTATAAAACACCTCGTTGAGCTTGAACATAATTATTCAATGTATGTCCATAGTTCATCTTATAAGGCCACGTTAACCATCTTCGGAAATGCCCATGTTCCATACATGGTTCCCAATAATAGTTAGCCAATGTCTCCTGATAGGCTATTACATATAGACTACCAGTTGGTTTTAACACTCTAAAACACTCTTCAATCCATTCTGCGACCCAAGTGTCATAGTCTTTTCTGCGGTCGTCGATACCACCAGCATACTTCCACCCTATATTATAAGGTGGGTCAGTGACAATCAGGTCTATACTTTCACTTTCGATAGTTTTAATTCTATCTGTTACTTCTCCACATAGGAATTCTCTTTTCATTCTACACTCTCCACTGCCTTTCTCAAATCTAAAACGCCATTCTCACATAGTTTAATAGCGTATTTTCTAATATCATTTTCATCTACCCTCGGAAAGTCGTTTTTGATTTTCAAAAACAAGTCTATCATATTCATAGGCTCACCATCCAATGGACGTAAAGCAGATACTATTTCTTGGGGCATGAGGTATTTCCCTTCTGTAAATAATGATGGTCTTTCTCTTTCACTTTTGAACACTGGTTCATCTGTGGCTTCAAGAGAATATCCATTAACTGATTCTCCAGCTACAATTTCTATCTTACCCCGATTAACTTTAAAAAGTATATCACAGGGGTTCTTACCTTCATCCAGAATTTGTCTAAACAATGTCTGAAATACAGTATGAGTAGACAGAGTTGTGCTGAGATAGTGTATCTCAGACCCAACACTGGGATAAATCCCATAAGTGTATTCTTTAATCTGAGGAACATTTTTTTCACAGTGGAAACACCTCTTCCCTTCGTCTATCCAACATTTTACACGTCTGCTATCTTTTTCATACCAATGCATTACCTTATATAAAGGATTAATGTATGCGAATTGGGTCAAAGCCGTCATAGAATCTGCTAACCAGACTCTCTTACTTTGTTTCGATTTTATCCAATCCGAATACCCCGCAGTCATGCTCATTTGATATTTATACTTACACCCTTATCTGCTACTGCCTTTTTCAATTTAACATCTAAAACGCCGTTCTTATATGTAGCTTTAGAGGAGTCTGCATCAACCTTACAAGGCAATCTTTTAGTTGAGTTGTGTTTTCTCTCATCTTGTTCTGCCTTAATGGTGATGTGGTTTTCGTTTACCTTTAACTCTAGATTCTTCTTATCGAATCCGGGTAAGTCAATAGTAACGAAGACTTCATCCTCGCTTTGCTCTATAGTTCCGGGCCATTTAGATTGTGAAAAGGGCTTGGTTATACTCTTATGTGGGACTTGTGCCTCAATAAGGTCTAACCATGCATCAAGGAGATTATCTATATCTCTTATCATATTTCACCTCTTAGTCGTTCTGTGTTCCTGAACCGACGGGTATTCGCTTGTGCAATCGGAAGTAAGGCTTGTTATCGTCACCTTCTTTCCAGTAAGCGTTGCGGAATAGGATATAATGTTCTCCTGATTCACTCTTTCCAGAGTAATACACATCGCCTTTCTTGCTCTTGTTACGGAATAGTCCGCCAATCAGTACTAATTCAGTTTTTTCATTTTCTGCCATTTTTAGTTACCTCTTTCTTTACCATAGTTTATGGTCTATTTAAAGCTTTTGCTTCCTTTTATCTTTACTAGTTTACCAGTTTTAGGATTCATAGTCCATCCATGTTCCTTAACTTTATCTAGTAAAGCATCTTTGTATAAAGACTCTTCTTCTTTCTTAGCGACGAACGCTTCTAAAGATGGGTCTCTCAACTCTAATAAACAGTTCCCACACACAATCTTACTATTTTTAAAAACTGCTTGGGAATGTTGTATTGATGCTTCTGAATTATAAATCACATCTCTACAAAAGACACATCTACCTAATTCTGCACCATTATTCTCTTTCATGTAAATTACTAATCTCCGTTACGAAATGTTTCCCACATGGTTCACATTCCCATTTATGTGTTCCACCACCATAATAAACTTTGTCGAGTGGATGTCCACATATAGGACAATTATCAGTATAACTCATGCCCAAATGAACATCCACATCCATATCATCATAAAAAATGATAATAACATATACCACATAGCTTCATTCATAGAGGTGGGATAATTCCATAACCATTTTATAGTTTCTGTTCTTTTCATAAAATCCATACACCAACAATCATACCTATACAATATCCAAATATCATACCTGATATATAGTCTACTACTCTTTGCTTTCTATCTTCAGTCCAGAATTTACTCATTTCCACCACAATGTGGGCAGTTAAAATTATGTGATTTTTTCATACCAACATAATCTCTACCACACCTCACACATCTCATATTAACAGCCTCTGATAACATACGTGACAATATGCATTACCAGCAGTGTCCCTATATCTTACATAATTCAGAGCTAATCTGCATTTACAAGTATTACAAGCTGTGAATTCCATTTTATCCGTGCATGTGTGCTGAAGGTTTCTTTCGTCCACCTTCATCGTGTAAAATCCTAGCTTTTAAAACTTCTTCACCGTATAAGTTGTGAAGTTTCTCTATCATGTGGTCGAAGAACTTAGTTACATCGCTACCATCCGGCACTACTTCAATTTCACATACGCCTAATCTTAATCTATGAACTGCTGATAATTCAGCTTGAGCTGCATCCATTTTAGCTTGTAAAACATCATGCACTAAGTCTGCTATCAACTTCTCGTCATTTTCAGAAGATGAATCTGTCATCTATAACCTCTAGTTTAATTAATATTTTTCTCAAATTTTTCACCATTCCGGTTGTTTCGCCAATCATATTTTCTAAATCGTTTAACTCTTCTTTAAGAACTTTCATCTCAGCTAATATATCTTCCATATTCTGAACGAAAGGCCACCAATCACTTGCTAGGTCTGCGTTTCTTTTTCTTATTTGTTCTCGTAAATCTTCTTGGTTTTCCATATTTATCTTTTCCTAATCTTCTCATTAAGCTTTGACTTTTCATAGGATTACAATGAACAGTAGTCCCTCTATCATTAAAAGGACGAATATAACCCATATAATAATCTCGACAGTTCTCTTTAGTTGGTTCTAAACCTCGACAGATTACTTTTTGCATTATAGTCTGTCTAGATTTAGGACTTTCCTTATTCCAAATGATATCGAAGTCGTTCCACTTACTCATACTATCATTCTGTCAATACGATAGGAACGTGGGTGGTCATTTTTATATTGACTTTGGTATTGTTTAAGGTTATATCTATTCTCATAACCTCTTACCAAAATATCTCCACTACCACTAACATATAGTTCTTCAGGTAAAATCATTCTAGGACTATCTTCTTGACTGTCATGTTTCCATGATGAAAAGTCAAAAGGAGTTCTCTTTTCTGCTTTGTATCTGAAAACTACTTGCTTGTGTTTTCCTGTCTTATTGTAGTGATTAATAGCCTCTACAATAGTCTTTAACATTCCGTTAATTTTTCTTGGTTCGCTTTTCATTTTTTTCACCTCTTGGTCTAAATTACCATTACTTTCGAGGTATATAAAGCTTTCGCTATGTATATCGTCGTTTGTAATGCGTAAATCTTAATTTGGTCTTTATATGATACTTCTAAAGGTATTATATCCATATTATTCTTCCTTTAAAGGACTACAATGAACACATCTCTTTTTACCATCGTATGTCCATACGAAAGCATTTTTTAAACATCTTGGGCATTCTGTCATATTTATTTAAACCACAAATAGTATGCGATTACTCCTAAACATAAGATATTACCAATACTATAAAATATTATTTCCCTCAGCGTAAAATCGCTCCGGCCCTGTTTCTTCGTGGGGCGTTTGGTGATAGGAACCTGTGCTTTGAAATGAGGTAAGGTTGTCCAACAATCATCGCATAGGTATGCTTTAAGATGTGGAGCTTCACTTGTATAATGTGTTTTACATCTATTACAATTGTGCCACAATACTTTATAATAAGTAGGTTTCATCTTCTCTTTATTTTAACTTTTTTAATTGGTTTGATAACTCTATTAAAATCTATAAATCTACCACCCTTTTCTGAACTTGGTGGTAATTCATATCCTTCATAAGGTATCTTCGCTGCTTTTTTCTTCATATTAAATCGTTAAATAACTTCGTTAAATTCCATCTAACTGGCTTTGCCAGTCTATCAAGCTCAGTGCAATTTTCTTCAAACCAACTCCACGGCACTGATTTTCTTTTCTTTCCATATTCATTATAAAGATATTTGGCTTGACTTGGCATCAATGCGAAACATCTCTTATTTCGTGGCTCTTCACGTCTAACTAATATCATTCCAACTCCTCCATGTCTCTCAATTCTCTCTCCAGCTTGGATTTGATGTAAAGGAATACTACGAGTGGAGCCATAGTAAAGAGGGAAAGCAGTAAGATTTCTGGTTGTTTTGCATTCCATAAGATAAGGCTTACCACGATACACAGCCATAAAATCGCCCGGCTGTTTCTCGGCAATAGCTTGTTTAACAAAACGGCTAACATCATTTGTATCTTGTATCCTAAACCAAAAACATTTCATACGTTTATCTTGTAGGCTTCTTCTAACCTCAGCTTCAAAATTCTTGCCTGTCGATTTCATTTTATCCATTCACCCCACATTGTTGCTCAATGTAGATAGTATAGTATATACATTGGCTCTATATAAAGATTTGCATTGTATATCATAGATTAATTAAATAAATAAGGGATATTAGTAGAGCCACAGACCACATTACAGCACCTATAAGCATCCGTTCTTGCCAATCGAGAATTCCTAAACCAAATTCTATCCTTTCTAATTCTAACTGTGGTCTTACTCTTCTCTCAGCCCAATCTGTTATATTACCTCTAAAATCATTTGCTGGTATGTATTCATCAATTATTTTGTCTACTCTATCGTGCCATTCGGGAGCTGTATCTCCTTCATACACTTCACTTTCCATTTCAGCTAATTTTTCTCTGTGTAAAATATCTTCTAATGTTTCTATATCTGTCATTTACTTCCTCTACGTTTTGACCTCGGATTTTTTCTTACTCTATGTCCATGAAAACAAAAAATTATATCCTTGGTGTGTAAGGTTTGACATTTAGGACACCAATTCCATCTCTCATACCCACCAACTGACTGTGGTGGACCTGAATGATAGGATGGAAGTTCAGCTTCACTCTTTGTGTCTCTCTTTGCGGTCGATTCCATGAGTTATTCATACGTGACCTCAGTATTTAAAGTTTTCGGTCTTTCGTATCCGAAACACCACCAACTATGTCCATCGTAATTCGGGGTATGTTCTATCTCAACCCAACGACATATACGTGTCTGGTTGTTTAAATCGTCTTTGGGGAACATTGTTGACAATAACCTCCGTATAAATCAAATTCGGCTGGCGATATTCTTCTCGCACAACCTAAACATATTTTGTCGTGAAATTTATATGTTCTCATTTTTTCTTACTCCAAAAATTAGTTCCATCTTTTCTCAATCTAACTGTGTATGTCCAACCATCATTACCTTTCATCCTTGTTCCAACATCGAAACAACATGCTGATACTAATGGTGACTTTCTAGATACAACTTCACCCTTTCTTCTTGATGATGAGTTCTTCCACACTTTTGTTGTATGTCTTTTCCAATAAGGAACGCCCTTACTTTCCTGATAGTCATTCATCCTGTATTTCAGTATTCTGTCTAAGTTCCTTTTTATAGTGTGGTCTAGATACCACATACCATCGACACTTCTATCCTTTAAATAGGGCCACCTATCAAAGACTTCTTCATCAAACTCAAATCTATCTAGCCTCTCGCCCATATATCTCTCATCATGCCATTCAGCTAACTCTTTTCTAATATCATAGAGTTGCCTTGTTTCATTACACATTTTACATTCCTCTTCATCGGGAGGCATTCCATCTCGCTTACAACTTTTACATTTCAATCTCGCAGTTTCTTCTTCCATTATTTTATCTCCTAATAAATCTTTTAGACCATGATGTGATGGTCTTTTATGGTAGTCATCCATTACTCCATATTTCCTCATTTGGTGGGCCGATAGCAGTTAAGAATAAAGGAGGATAAAACATGAGTCAAAAACAAAAGTTTTAAACTACTACCGACCTTTCACCGTGAGGGCTGATAAGAGAGAGTGTATATGAATCTTTACCACGTTAGTAAATCTTGGGTTCCTACTGTGCTTCTCACGAACTAAAATCGGTCCAGCTTTACGGAAGGGTAATTTACAATCACGTGTTGTCCTCGGCGGTATCTAGTGACCTTGTTTATCGCTCACGATGAGCTTACTCCTTGTCCTTGATACCCAAAAAGGCATGAATCATGCTTGACTTAAAGGTAGACGCATTATGATTAGCTAATCTCCTAAAATTGGTTCAGCGTATATGTCCCTGCCACTAAAGGCGTCGGGATTCAGTCCATCCGCATAATGCGTTCAGGTGTTTATATACGGAGTAGCACCACATCGCTACTCATTCATCTGCTTTCGACGTTATCAGATTCTCTAATCTCCCCGAGTTTTCCAGAGTCTCTAAACTCACGTTCGGGTTTATCTGATTATCTATCGAACTTCTCAGTCTGATTCAACACTCAAAGTCTTATCAACCTTTAATGTCACCTTCCTCCTCACCATAGTGAGGGTCAAATAATCCATTTTCGATTACATTCTCAAGCCATTTGTCTTGATATCTCAATGGTAATTGCATATGTATTATATCTGCTATAATCCATATACAATCTCTCAAAGCTTCTATTTCTTTATCTTTCTTTTCTTCCATTCTTTCTCCGTTAATTTATATTTCGATATAACTGTTAATATTTCATCGGCTGTCCAATTCCTGTCACCATATTCTTTTAGACAGCCTTTACTGATTCGTTCGAGTCTACTCATCTGCGGGGCTTA